GTATATTAATTTACAGGATAGAAAAGTTAGAGTAGAAGATATTATTTCTAACATGATTCCAGATTTTATTCTGGAAGAAAATCCACTGTTCCTAGAATTTTTAAAATCATACTTCAAATCTAGAGAAGCTTTTGGATCTGATATTGACTTAATAAGGAACTTATTAGAATATCAGAGAATTGAAAGACTGTTTGGAATTAAAGATTCTACAACATTAAGTTCTGATATCACTTCTTTTGCGACGACAATTACAGTAGATTCTACAGAGTCTTTTCCTGAAAAATATGGACTTCTGCAGATTGATGATGAAATAATTTCTTATGAATATAAAAGTTCTACACAATTCTTTAATTGTTACAGAGGATTTAGTGGTGCAACTACTTTAGGGAAATATACGGAAGATAACACTTATACATTTACTCAATCTAATTCAGCAACACACAGTGCTTCTTCTACAGTTAAAAATTTAGGAGTACTTTTTCTTAAGGAATTTTTATTCCATTTAAAATCAAAATATTTACCAGGATTTGAAGATATTGATTTTTATGAGGGTGTAAATCTAAACTTAGTTCTACCCAAAATAAAAGACTTTTATTCTTCAAAAGGAACTTTTAATTCATTTGAAATTCTTTTTAGAATTTTATATGGTGATGATCCATTAGTAAAACTTCCAAAAGATAATGTAGTATCTCCTTCAAATTCGGAATATATTTCTGCATTTGATATGGTAGTTGAGGTTATCAGTGGAAATATTGATAATATTAAAGGTTCTAGAATATTTCAAATTGCAAATAGTAATTTAGGCACTGGAGATGCTGAAGGATCGATTTATGATATTAATTTCTTAAAAACTGTAAATACTCCAGAAAGATTCTTTACATCTACTTCATGTAGTCAATCTGGAAACATTATTACTATTGAATCTGCAGATCACTCACTTGTAAATGGAGATTCCGTCTTTATAAATTTTTCTGGGTTAGGAACTATATCCAATAGTAGAGTATTTTCAGCAGTTAAAGTTGTAGATAGTGATACTTTTCAAGTTTATGCCTCTAATTCTCTGACAGTTTCAAGTCAAACTGCAAACGTTAATACTATTATTAATGATAAAAGAAATTTCTATAATCTCAAGTTAAATAGTATTTCTGGAACTTTCAAAGCATCTGGAAAAACCAAACTTAGAAAAAAAGTAAGCACAACTGATACTGATATATTTGTTGATTCTACAATCGGATTTTCGGAATCTGGATCAGTTGTAATTGGTGGTGATTCTATTCAATATACCTCCAAATCTATTAATAGATTTGAGGGATGTACAGGAATAAGTAGATCTCATAAAATTGGATCTGAGTTAGAGAATAATTTAAGAGTCACTTCATATGAGAATGAAGATCCAAATAAACCCACAATTCTAAGGGTTGTTGATATTAGCACTAATAAATTATCAAATTATGATTTTATTTTAAAAAATAATACGTCTTTAAATATAAAATCAATTGGATTTTCAGAGTCTAATAAATTTATTGATAGTTTCTTATATAATCAACCCATAGATTTTGAATCCTCATCTATTGATGTAACTACAAACCGTATTGAGTTTAAAGTTCCTCATAATTTTGTTAGTGGTGATAAAGTTGATATTAAAGATTTCTTTATTAAGAATGAAAATAATTCTAGATCATTTCTGTATTTTGAAGGAATTAATATTACAGTAGTTTCTGAAAATTCTATTGAAATTGGTCAACCAATAACAAATTTGATTGGCAAAAAAATAGTAGTATCAAAATCTTTACAGACAGGATCTTCATCTAATATTGCCGGAATATCTAAAGAACCTGCTAATATTGATAGAATTTTTATTGATTCTAATGATGACTATGCAGTTCTTTCTGGATCTATTCCTGCATATGATATAACCATAAATTCTAATTCAAATTCTTTATCTAAACAATTTACAATTTCTAAAGGCAACTCAACTGATTTAAGAGTAGATACCAGTGCAGATGAAATTGTTTTTAACACATCCCATGGATATAAAACTGGTGAAAAGATAACTCTTTCCTTAGAAGGAGTTACTTCAACTACAACAAACGATTACTATGTTCGTAGATTGAGTGATACAGTCTTGGTACTTGCATTATCGGCATCTTCTGCAGATACTAATGATAGAGTAAAGTTAAAGACACTAATAGATGGTGTTGGTGGATTAAATAATTCTTCTACTGCTACTTTTATTAAAGCAGAATTTTATAATAGACCAGTAGAGCATCAAAAAACAATAAGGTATATAAAATCTGACATCACCGAAGGTTCTGATTATGAAGATCTAAAAGAAATTTATAATCCCACTGGAATACTTGTAAATGGTTTAGAATTATATCCACCTGGTGGTGATGAAACTATTTCATATGGAAGAATTGAATCTGTAGATGTTTTAAATGGTGGAAAAGATTTTGATTTAATTTCACCCCCTGTTGGAATTATTACTAATTCTTTTGCTGGTAAGGATGGAGTAATAGATTTTAAACTTGAAGGATCTCTTCAAGAAATTTTAGTTACTAATGGTGGATCTAGAATTAAAAAAGAACCAATAATCAAGATTATTGGTGGAAATCATCAAGGTGTTTCCGTAAAACCAGTTTTAGTTGACGAGTATCCATTCAAAATCTTTGCTCCAGCAAAAGCAGTGTCATTGATAAATGATACAATCACATTTAATACTGATCATAAATTTGAAACTGGAGATCCCGTACAATATAGTATAGTTGGAACTGGAACGTCTATTGGATTAATTGGTGGACAATCTTTAGTAAACAATTCAATTTATTATGTCATAAAAGACTCTTCGACTGTTATAAAACTAGCAAATACAAAATCTGATGCATATGCAGGAGTTGAACTCAATCTTGCAAATGTTCAAGGTTCGGGTGATCATAAATTAGTTTCTGTAGAACCACAGACCATATTGTCTAGAGTTGACATAGTTTCTGGTGGTAAATTTACTTTTAACAGAACCATTACAACAACAGATAGTTTAGGGATATATCCACCAGGAATAAATGGTGAAGTTACACTTCATGGAATAAATGTTTCCTCAAATTATTTCTATATCAATAATCATGGATTTGATACTGGAACAGTAGTAAAATTTACTGCTAATGATCCTAGTACTACTCAATACGGATTAACTATAGATAACTATTATTATATTCATAAGATTGATAATGACAAGTTTAAGTTATCAGAGGCTGGAGCAGACTTAGAAAATTTATCTAGGACTGATTTTGATAATCAAAAATTTGTAGATTTGCAGTCTTCAACAACTACTGATGATTATCAGTACACCTTTGAAATACCACCCATTCAATTTTCAGTTGAAAACACTGATGCAGATATAGTTCCTCAAATTAAACCTATAATCAGAGGTAGTATAACATCAGTAAATATTAGAAAACCTGGAAACTCATATGGATCTGAATCATTAAATGTAGATAGAAACCCCGATATTGCAATTAAAAGAGGATCTGGACTGCAAGTAAAACTGATTATTATTAATGGTCAGGTTGATTCTGCATTTGTTATTAGTGGTGGAAGTGATTATGATACTGCTCCAGATTTAATTGTAAATCCAGGAAACAGTAAAGGTCTGTTTGCAAGATTGGATCCTGTAGTCACTAATGGTGTAGTAACTGCAGTTACTGTAGTACAGAAGGGATCAAATTATGATGATTCTGCATTTGTTACTGAAGTAACTCCAGGATCGAATCAAAAATTTAGAGTTAATCTAACTAAGTGGAGAGTTAACTCTGTAGTTAAAAATTTATCATCAACATTATTTGATGACCACTACTTAGTTCCTGGAAAGGGAAATACTACCAAAGTTGTAAGTTCATATGTTCCTGCCAAACTTAGAGAAAACTTTGGAGACGATATCAATGTAGTTGATTCTTCCTTAGTGTCTTTAACTCTTAAACACTCTAAGATATTAGGATGGGCATTTGATGGCAATCCAATTTACGCACAGTTTGGATATACAAATCCAAATACCACTGCAGAAGGTGTATCAAGACTTAAGTCTTCATACATCAGAAGATCTACTGCTGAGATAAACACACAAGACTCTAGTGGGTTTAGACCTTCTTCTAGTAGGTATCCATCAGGATACTTTGTTAATGATTACTATTATGATAGTACTTCTGGTGATTTGGATGAATATAATGGCAGATACTGCGTCACACCAGAATATCCTGGTGGAATATATGCATATTTCTCAGTCCTTGATAGTAATGCCAATCCAGCATTTCCATATTGTATGAATGGAATTCATGACAAATATGATGCAAGAAACTTTAATAGTATAGAGACAAATCAAAAGTATTTGCCAAACATTTTAGATGGATTGAGGTCTTGTACATCACCCTTCCTATTGGGTGTTTCTGGAGCAGAATATCCTTTCCTTGAAGATCCTACTGAAGTTCCTGCGGTTGATATTGAAAACCAAAAGAAATCTAAATTAAGTAAAATTAATGTTTCTATTCCAGGAACTGGATTTAAAGTGGATGATGTAATAACTGTTGCCAATGAGGAACCTTTTGGAAAAAATGCAGTTGCAAAGGTAAGTTCTTTAAAAGGTATCGGTATAACAACTATAACAACTACAAAAACTACAAATAGTTCAGTATCTTTCCAAATATCAAATGATATAGTTACTGCTATAACACAATCTCCACATAATTTTGCTAATAGAGACAATATTAGAGTAATAATTGCAGGTGTAACTGATAATGATTTTACATTCCTGAATGAAACATATCCTATTACAGTAAAAACTCCTATCTTAGTATTGATAGATGATCTATCTAATACTGGATCTACAGCATTTGTGCAGGTTTCTGAGGATATCACTCAAATCAATCTTAATATTGACGATCAGATACAAATTGGTAGTGAAAAAATGAAGGTTCTTACATTTGAACCATCGTTAAATCAAATTAAAGTTCAAAGAGCTGTAGCAGGGACAAGTATTGCATCCCATAGTAAATCTGCAGAAATTTCTATATTGCCTTCAAGATTTACTTTTACAACTGGAATACAAACATCTGTAAACACTCCTCGATACAACAAACAGTATTTTAATACTGGTGCAGTAGGTGTCGGTAGCACACAAGCAACTACTGTAACAGTTACTGGAGTTACTACTGAAATATCACTAAATCCTCAGCAGATTTTTATTAGAAATCATAACTTTAGTACTAATGATAAAGTTGTTTATGATAAGGGAGGTGTTCTAGGAGTAGCACTGACTGTATCTAATGATGTCAATATGAGTACTAATTATCAACTTATTGATGATCAGGAACTATATGTTGTTAGATATGATGATAATATTATTGGACTTAGCACCATACCGGTAAAAATTGGTGCTGCATATTCAGACACGAATTATGATCCAGGATTGTACTTCCCATTTGCCGGAGCAAATGAATTAAATTCAATTACTTATAATGAACTACCTATTGGAAGTGCATTTGAACTGCAAACTATTGTTAATACTGGATTATCTACTCATGGATTACAGGTAAATGATGAAGTAACTATTGATGTAAAACCATCTGAGACAATAACTCAAAATATTGTATATGATAATAATTTACAGCTATTTAAGATTGACCCAATAGAGATTGAAGAAACAGGTATTAGCACTGTTAAAAACACTTTATCTTTAAATAACCACAATCTTAATACTGGAGATAGAGTAATTTATAATCCTGTATACAGTACTACTTTAGGTGCAGGATTTACTAGTGGTGGAATATATTATGTACATGTATTTTCAGAAAATGAATTTTCTCTTTCTGAAACTTCTGGACAATTGAAAAAACGTGACTTTTTGGCAATCACTAGTGGAATTGCAACTGCTAGATTAGAAAATATAAATCCTAGAATAGATATTGCAAAGGGAAATAAACTCACTCTAACTGGTATTAGTTCTTTAGGTGTTGATATTTCTTTCAATCAATTGCCATATGCAGATTCTAAAAAAGTTGATACATCATCATTTAATTATGGAACCAATTCGATAGAAATAGATACGTCCCAAATAGACAACAGATCTATCTATTTCTTCCCAGTTCTTGTTGATAATAGTGAAGAATATACGGATGAACCTTCTAAAATTATTATAAACGATAGTGTTTATAATGGAACTTTTAAAGTTACTGGAATATCGTCTACATCTTTCAATATTGAATTAGATGGCAATCCAGAAGCATTATCATATACTTCTGCAAACTCTACCCCATCATATGTAACTAAGTCTAAAACTGCTATTGGACCTGTTAATGATTTAAAAATTACAAACACTGGATATTCATTTGTATATCCTACTGGAGAAGTTAGTGAGACTTCTGGACTTGGAACTGATGCCAAATTTACTTATGAACTAGAAAAAACTGACGATGGAACGGATGTTGTTAAAAAACTGAAAGGATTATCTGATTTTTCCAGTGATTCTACTTACTCTTTAAATTTAGATGTACCATCTCTTATTTCTGTAAGATCTAATAATAAAATTGTTGATATTAATGTTGATGATCCTGGTGCAGGATATATTGTTCCACCTAGAGTAAAAATTCTGAATGAACCTGATTTCTACACAGTAGTCAATTTATTTGGAAATACTGTAGGTGAAGTGAATATTGTTTCTGTAGATAACGGAATTTTATCAGATAAGGTTACAGTATTCTCAGAATTACATACTAATGGAGTTGAAGTACTGAGAGCTGAAGTTGAAGCAGATCAAACTACAATTAAACTTTACATAAAAGAACCAAATAATGGATTTATTTCTTTCCCATTTGTTGTGGGTGATGAGATTTATGTTGAAGGTTTAGTCGTACAACCTAATAAAGGAACAGGATTCAATTCAAAAGATTATGATTTTAAATATTTTAAAGTAACTGCAATCAGTAATGCCTTAGGATCTGCGTATGTAGAATATAGTATTTCTGGATTAGGATCTCTTACTATCGGAAATGATACATTTGATAGCAGTAAATCTTTCGGTAGAATAATCAAGAAAGATGATCTGGCTAAGTTTTCTGCAGTTTTAGAGGCATCTAATTATTCACCTGGAGAGGTCGTTACTACTACCAATGGATATAGTGCAACTATTGATGAAAATGGATGGGATCCTAGATCCAAAACACTATCCTTAATTAAACAATCTGGAGTTTTGAGGCAGGATGATATTCTATCTGGATCTCAATCTGGTGCAAAATCTAGAGTTAATTTAATTAAAAATCAAGAAGTATCTGTAATCAGAGATTCTATTACTGAAAATGATATTTTTGATCAAGAAGAAATTGCAAGTAAGTTGAATGAAGAATCACAAGTAATATCTGATAATTTCTACTATCAGACATTTTCTTATGATGTTGCAACAAAAGTTCCACTCAGCACTTGGGATAGTGTTGTCAGTAATGTGAACCATTTATCTGGATTTGAAAAATTTGGAACACTTGTTGTTGATGGTGACTCTTTAACCGGAGCTGCCGTATCAAGCACGGAGGCTGATTCTACGTCTACCATCCTTATCCTTCCAACCGAAATGGATATGGAAACAACCTTCACATTTGACCTTGCTAAAGAGAATGTTATTGATACAGGTAATTTTATTCTATCAAATGAAATAACTTTTAATTCTAGAAAAATTACAGATTCTTTAGTCTCTATTACTAATGAAGTTATATTAATTGATGATATTTCACCAGAATTTGATGGAGTTTATGATGCAGATGATGGAGGTCAATTCGTAGGTCTTAGCTCATTTAGATTAACAACATCTGAAACTGGAATTACAACTAGTTTGTTTGTTAAAACTTTTGATGCATCAGAATCTACGGTTGTCAATACCACAGAGGACAAAATTTATATTCCAAAACACAATTTTAGCACCGGGGAGCAATTAAATTTAGTATACAATACTGGAACTCCAATTAGTATTGCATCTACAGATCGAGTTGTTGGTGGGGTCTCAACTACATTAATGCCAGAGACGGTATTTGCAATTAACCTAGATGATGATCATATTCAACTTGCAGGATTATCTACAGACTCTAAGAATTCCAGACCTTTTAATCTTACTGGCGTTGGAACTGCGATTCAGACTCTAAAATCCACTAACCAAAATACTAGATGCCTACTCTTGCTTGATGGAATAATACAAACCCCACTATCATTCTCTGATATCAATGTTTCCTTAGCAAGTTCTGTTGGAATTGCTTCAACTACAATTACTTTAACTGGAATCACCTCAGTATTCTCTAATACATTAATTGAGATGGATTCTGAGTTGGTAAGAGTTAATGTAGTCGGATTTGGATCTACAAACGTCCTTACTGTTGATAGGGGAGTGATGGGTACTGTTGCAGCAGCACACACTGTTGGAGCAGCATTAACTATCCGTAAAGGACAGTATATTATTAGAGATGATGTTGTCTTCTTTGATAGTCCTCCTTTAAGTGGTGTAACTACTGAATTTAATTTTAATACAACTGGAATTCCTACAAGTTTTAATAGGTACAGATTCCATGGAAGAGTATTTAATAGATTGAGTTACGATAAAAATAAGATTTTTGATGATATATCAGAAGGATTTGATGGATCATCATCTATGTTTGAATTGCTAGAAAATGGACAATCCGTTGAAGATATGTTTGAAACTCAGACAGGAATTCTTACTGGTACTGATGTTAGTAGTGGAGTTATCTTAGTTAATAACATTTTCCAGGTTCCTAACTCTATTGATTATAGTATTATTGAAAACGTTGGAGTTGGGGCTTCTGTACAATTTGCAGGATCTAATGACCAAACCTTACCCTCGGGTGGACAGATAACTGAGTATAATGTTAATAGAGGTGCTGGATATCAGCAACTAACTGCAGCCGCAGGTAGTATTAGCAGTACTTCACAATTAAGTGGTCTAGGAACTATTACTGGAGTTACTCTTACTGAGAGAGGTAGTGGATATACTGCAGATATGCCTGTTAACATATCATTATCAAATGTAGGAACTGGTGCTAGTATTATAGCTCTAGTTGGAAGTGGATCATATACAGGCAATAGTGTTAGTGTACAAACATTTACCTATGATCACACTATTGGTATTGCTACAGTCGTTACAAGTTCTGCTCACGGACTAGTTGCTGCAGAATTACCAGATGTAATTATTACTGGTGTTGCAGCATCAATTTTCCCTGGAGATACGACAGTATCAGAGCAACTTCATGTCATTGATATTATTAATTCTACTACATTTGAGGTAGGAATTGGAACTAGTTCTACTGCATATACTTATAGTAGTGGATTAAATGTTCATCCTGGAAGTAATGTTGGATTCATTACTGGATTTACAATTAACAGTGGTGGTTCTGGATATACAAGTACTACAAGTCTAGTGCCTGTAATTCCATCACCAGCTTCGTATTCAAATCTATCATTGAATGGTGGATCTGGATCTGGTGCAAAGGGTGATCTAGTAATTCTTGGTGCAGGTGGAACTACCTTTACCTTTAATTTGACTGAACTTGGAATTGGATATAATCAAAGTGACGTTCTTTCTATAACAGGAATTCCAACTTCACCTTATACAACTACTTTCAGTGATTTTACACTAACTGTTGATAGAGTAAATAGAGACTCTTTCTCTGGATATACTTTTGGTGAATTTGTATTATTTGATGATGTCTCAAGTTTTGCAAATGGATCTGTAATTAACTTTAGTTTAACTAGAACTAGTAATGGAGTTAAATCTCTTGTAAGTTTAGATACTTTAGATGGATCTCCAATAAATGTTCAAAATAACTTACTCATATTTGTTAATGACATATTGCAGATTCCTGGTGAATCTTATACATTTAGTGGAGGAACTTCAATAACATTCAATGAACCTCCCAAAACTGGAGCAAAAATTACTATTATGTTCTTTAAGGGATCTTCTGAGGATATGTTAGAACTTGATGTTCTTTCTACAGTTAAGGAAGGTGATTTACTACAACTTGATAGATTTTATCCTAAGAATTTGGATCAAGAACTTGAAAGAACGGTTTTTGAAATTCTTTCATCAGACACTGTATTAACAAATAATTATAGTAATATTGGACTGGGAACTGATCCAGATTTATTGAGATCCTGTGATTGGACAAAACAAAGAAAAGACATCACTGTTAATGGTGATGTAATTTACAAAACTAGACCTGAACTTGTCACTAAACCAATTCCAAATGCAAACATAATAAAAAATGTTTCAACTACGGATACTGAAATATTTACAGATTCTTCCACATTATTCCAAGTTGACAGTAAGGCACAAAGTGATAATGATTTACTACTATTCAATACTAGTGTTGGAAATCCACTTCAAGCAACAGCAACCCTTGCTGTAGATCAAAATGGAAGAGTTGAATCAATTTCTTTAGGATCTTCTGGTTCTGGATATGTTAATGCCCCTCAGGTATCAATTTATAGCACAGTTACTCAACTGCGAGTCCCTGGAATTTCTTGGACTAATGTAGGATTAGATACAACATATACTTTAAATTCTGTAGATCATATTGATTTAAATAATAAGTATTTTGTTGTAGGTGACTCTGGATTTGTCGGATATACAACAGTGAACGTTGGAGTTACTTCAGTTGTTAAAAATACAGTTGGATATGGATTCACTCAAGATTTAAATTCTGTAACTCATGGATATAGAAACTCTGAGTTATTCATATCATTTGTTGGTGATGGAATTGTTGGATATGGAACTACGGTCGATGGATCATTTACGGGAGTAACTTCTGCTTTCCCACCAGTTGTAGGTGGTATTGTTGGATCTTCTGCTTTAAATCCCAATACAAAAGTTTCTATTGAGTCAATAAACTTTAATGATGTTGTTTATTTTGATAATATTCAAACTTCAGTTGCTGTTGGTGGAACTATTATGGTCAATGCTCCAACATTAGGAGTTGGAACTGATTGGCAGATGATGAATATTGATTCCACATTGGGTGGTCCTGAGGGTCAAGATTTACAAAAAGTCTTCTATTATCCAAGACAAGATAAATCTGGCATTAACCCAAATGCTCCCGTATCTGCAGGTTACATTGCAATTGGTAAGACTGCATATGCATTTAAGAGCAATGATGGAATTAAGTGGAATCAATCTGGTACTACCAAATCATTTAGAATAACTGCTTTACCATCAGAAGCTACTGGTAAAGATTTTACTGGAATTTCTGGAAATGATGATGAACTAGTTATTGTTGGAACTTCCGGATTTATTATGAGAGCAACAACTTTGAAATCTAATACCAGTGCTTTCACATATGTTGGAATTACAACTACAGAAGATTTTGTCGATGTAGTTTATTCCGGAGTTTCCAGTGCCTTCGTAGCAATAACTACTTCAGGAAATACTTATGTTTCCGTTGCCGGAACATCTTGGACAAAACAAACTTCAGATTTATATTCTGTGGGATCTGGAACAACAATTACAGATCTATTCTACAATCAGCCAATCAACAGATTGGTTGCAGTTGGTGCTACTTCTGCAGAGTCAATATTTACTGATAGTGTTCCGGAAGAAATATCTGCTACAGCAACTGCAACTGTAAATGGTGATGGAAATGTAACTGGAATAACACTTACTAATTCTGGATTTGGATTTGATACCTCAAATCCACCAATCATACAAATTGCACCTCCTACAAGAGTATATGAAAATATTGAAAATGTTAAGTGGGAAGGAGACTTTGGTCAAGTAGTTAGTATTTCTACAGTTGTTGGAATTAATACTGACTGGGCACTACAATTTGAACTTGATTGTGATCCAATTTTATCTTCCACTTTATATTCAGCATTTAATAAATCTGTAAGTGGACTTACCACTGGATATTATTTCTCAATAACAGGTAGTGCTTATACTACAACCACTAACCCCTTTGCTAGTGTTGATGCAGGACTTACTACAATTACAAACTCAAAAGACTTTAATAAGATCTATAGAGTAACAGGAATTGTCACAAGTACTGCAGGAATTGTAACTGTAACTTCTGATATTGAATCCACATCAGCAATTATAACTGATGTTTCAACTGTTCTAGATAATGCATCTGGAGTTTCCACATATACCCATGTTGCTTCATATGGATGGGGAAGAATTTATGATTTTGACAGACCTGCTCCAAAATCTTTTAACATTAAGGTGGGAATGGGTACTGGATTCAACGCTGTTGGATTATCATCTAATCCAGTCGTAATCCGAAAGCAACAAATTAATGAAAATTACTAAAATAAATAATAAAAAAGTATTGTCCGTTTAAAGAATAATGCCTGCCCACATTACTGATCAATTTAGAGTCATAAATGCTAATAATTTCTTTGAATCTATAAGAGATAAAGATGAAAATTATTACACCTGGTTAGGTTTGCCAGATCCAACTAACACGTTAGTTGGAGGACAATCTAATTGGAATACAAATACTCCAAATCCAATTGATAATGATGAGAATCAGAACTCATATCATGATACTATGCTCTTTTTCAAAAAAATTACTGATAAAGATGTAAAAAGAGTGATACGAAGAGTAAATTGGACTTCGGGAATTAAATATGATATGTACAGAGGTGATATTTCTGTAACTAATCTCACTAATGTTACGAAGACTACTACTCTTTATGATTCAAATTTTTATGTTATGAATTCTGACTATAGAGTTTATATTTGTATTAATAATGGAACTAGTCCTGATAATCCTGAAGGAAAACCATCTCTAGATGAACCAACATTTACAGATTTACAACCTAAATCTGCCGGACCTAGTGGTGATGGATATATTTGGAAGTATCTTTATACTATAAATCCAAATGATATTATTAAATTTGTTACCGATAAGTTTATACCAGTTCCAAATGATTGGGGAACAGATTCAACTTTACAAGTAAAAAATGCTTCAGTGAAAGGAAAGATAGAAACTATTTTAATTACGAGCTATGGTAACAGTAATTATACTCCAGGAATTTATACTGACATTCCAATAAAAGGTGATGGAACTGGAGGATTAGCAAGTGTTGTTGTTAGTTCTGGTGGTAAAATATCTTCAGTATCTGTAGTTAATGGTGGACAAAATTATACAAAAGGTATTTTAAATTTTGATTCAGAATCAGTAACAACTTTAAACTCAGGAACTGGTGCTACATTTAAAGTTATTATTCCCCCTAAAAACGGTCATGGAAATAATATTTACAGAGAACTTGGATCTAACCGAGTAATGATCAACACAGTTTTTGATAATAACTCTTCTGATAACAGTTTGGATTATATTATTGGTAATAATTTTTCAAGGGTTGGAATCATTTATAATCCAACTGTTACTTCCACTGTTAATAACACTGGTGTTGCTTTAGGTGCTATCAAAGTTAAAAGTGCTACTGCAGATCCACTTTCCGATACTACATATACTGTAAATACTGAAATTACACAAACTGTCTCTGCGGGAACAACAGCATCTGCTTATGTTGCCTCATATGATGCTAATAATGGAATTATTAGATATTATCAACCAGTAGGACTAGCAAGAAGTGAAACTAATTACGAACTTAATGCTTTCCAATTTACAACTGTTGGTGGTCAGTCCGCAATTACTATCAATGGACAAACTTCTGGTAATGCTTTAATTATTGATGATTTTACTGGAAACTCTGTCACTGATACTAATACTTCAGTAAATACTCCATTTGGAATTGACTTTGCAAATGGAATTGCATCCCCCGAATTGACACCTAAATATAGCGGTGACATCATTTATGTTGATAATAGGGCTTCCATTCCTAGATCGCAAAATCAAAAAGAAGATATCAAAATTGTACTAGAGTTTTAATACGAAATGTCCGAATCAATAAACTTAAATTCATTTCCTTATTTTGACGATTTTGAGGAATCGAAAAATTATAAGAAAGTGTTGTTTAAACCTGGAACATCTATCCAGGCTAGAGAACTAACGACTATTCAATCTTCTTTACAAAATCAGATTGAGAGTTTCTCTAATACAGCATTTTTTGATGGACAAGTAATTGAAGGTGGAAGTCTTAATTATATTTCAAACTTAGATTATATAATCCTGGAAGATAACTTCAATGGAATTCCAGTATCTTCGTTTATTGATAAACTAAACGGACTAGTACTTTTAGGATCTTTAACTGGAGTTAAAGCAAAAGTAGTATCTGTTCTAACTCCAGAACAATCTGACCTTAATAAAAATACTTTATATTTGAAGTATTTGACATCAAATTCTACAGATTTTAGTGAAAATACCTTTAGAGACTCTGAAGAACTAGTAGTTTTAGAGACTTTAAATATTGGAACTACAATTTTCTTCCAAAATACTTCAGTTGTTAGATCCATTGCTAATAATAGCACTGGAACTGGTTCTGCTGTAAAAATTGAAGAAGGAAAAAATTATGTGAGGGGATATTTTACTTCATTTGCAGAAAAACTTTTAATTCTAGATCAATATTCCTCAAATCCAACATTTAAAGTTGGATTTGAAGTAAATGAAACATTAATTACTTCATTAGAAGACAGTTCTCTAAATGATAATGCAAGGGGATTCTCTAATTTTGCTGCTCCTGGTGCAGACAGATTAAAGATTTCTACAGATCTTGCTAAAAAACTTGTAACTGATCTAGACACTGATAGTTTTATTGAGATTTTAAGAATTGAAAATGGTGAAGTAAAATCTAAATCTCCAGACAGAAGTTATAAATTTATTGAAGATGAACTAGCTAGAAGAACCTACGATGAATCTGGTGATTATATCGTAGAAGATTTTGAAATTCAAGTTGATGAAACTTTAAATGATTTAAAAACGTCTAATGGACTTTACTTAGACACTGAAATTACATATAAAAATAATGAACCCAGTGAAGATTTATTATCAATTTCTATTTCTCCTGGTAAAGCATATGTAAGGGGATATGAGATTGAGAAGATCTCGAATACAATTATTGAAGTAGATAAAGCTAGAGACTCCAAATTATTAAAAAACCAAACTATTCCTATAAATTTTGGTAAGACTATTATTGTTAATAATTTCCAAGGAGAAATTGAGACCGGTATTACAACTTACTATGCTGAACTAAGAAATCAGAGAAAGGGAACTGACCAATTTGCTGGAACTGGTGATGTTATTGGAAACTGTAGAATTTATGATGCTAAGTTAAGAGAAACATATGATAATGCTGCATCTGAAATGGATGTATATCTTTATGATATGCAGTTTTTATCTGAGTTAGTAGTATCTTCTGATATTGTTTCTTACGAAACTGGTGCAATTATTGAAGGTAAAAATAGTGGTGCTACAGGACTTATTCGTGGATCTGATGGTTTAGATACAAATCCTGCTGGAGTATCAACTTTCACTGTTTATAGAACTAGTGGCAACTTCCAACCTAATGAACCATATTATATTAATGGCAGATTAGATTCTAGAATCATTCAAACTGTTACTAATCATGGATTTGATGAGGCTAAGTCCATAAGAATGGTTGGTTCTGGTACAACATTTACTGCAGACTTACTACTATCAAAAGAAATTGCCTTAGGTTCATTTGCCGGAGACTTCAGAATTGATGGTGTTTCAACAGGAATTGCAACCATAACTTCCCCTGAAAATAGATTTACTGGTGTTAAAGTAAATGATATTGTTACATTCACCGGACAGAATATTGATACAGACCAAATTTTCAATAGAGTTACGGCAGTTTCACCTACGCAAAATTTCATAACAGTTGCCGGAATTACTACAATTCCTGGAATTTGTGAGGGAAGAGCAATTATTAGTGGTCAAAATGCTATTAGAAGTGGAGTAACTATTATTCGTCCAGAATTGCTAAGTTCTGGTGATCCTGGACTATTTGCAAGTATTCCTAATGAATTAGTATCTGATGTTGATATCACAGATTCTAGACTAAGAATTAGAAAAGAGTATGTAGTTAATGTTGCTAGTAATTCTGCAACAATCAATGAAGGAAGTACAGATCTAGCATTTGTTGGATTTGGAGTTGATAAGTATATCCTGATTTACTCCGATGGATCAGTAGAACCTCTAACCAGTCAGCAAATTGCAATTTCGGGTAGTTCTAGACAGTTAGATTTACTATCTCTAAGCAAAGCAAGTGATACTGGTGCAAAACTGGTAGCAACACTATCTAAACGCAATTTAACAACTACTAATAAATCCATCAAGAGTGGTGCGACTTACATTACACATTCTACAAACAATCTTTCAGGAAGTGCAAAAGACACTTTATTTGATGGACTTACATTTGATTCTCAAGGAAAGTACGGTACAAGAGTACAGGACAAAGAAATTAGTTTACACTTTGCCGATTGTATCAGAGTAAATGCAATTTTTGAATCTAATAACTTATCTACACCTCTAACACCCACAGTAACTGTTTCTAACAATACTAGTACACTTGCAGAAACTATTTCTGGTGAAGAAATTGTTGGTGCAACTTCAAATGCAGTTGCAAAGGTACTACCAAATCTAACATCACAAACAAATACATCAACAAAAGTAAATTTTGTATATCTAAATTCTAATAGATTTAATATTGGAGAGAAAATTACATTCAAGTCCTCTGGTATCACTGCTACAGTTAGTTCTTTAACATTTGGCAGCAAGGATGTAACTGCTAACTTTGAATTTGATAATGGACAAAGAAATGATTACTATGATTATTCTAGAATAATTAGAACTAAAAAAGGTTATGTTCCTACAAGAAGTCTTTTAGTTATATTCGATAGATATGACTTAAAAGATGGATCTAATGATTTTGCTAATGTTGATAGTTATGAATTAGTAAGTTATGAAAATGATGTAATAACATTTAATGGAACTAGAAATACTGATATTCTAGACTTTAGACCTAGAATGGCACAGTATAATATGGCTGGATCTACATATGGACCATTCCACTTCCTAAACAGAAGTTTCACAGGTAATAGTTCTAGTGTAACTGTTATTGATGATGAGTCTATTGAATTGGATTATTCTTTCTATCTGCCCAGAATTGATAAGATTTCTTTAAGTAAGGAAGGTAAGTTTGATTACAAGAAAGGAATTCCCTCAGTAAATCCACAAATTCCAGCAGTAGATGCATCCTCTATTGATCTATTCACACTTTATTATCCTGCATATACATTTGATTCTGAAGATGTTGTAATTGATGTTACAACTCACAAGAGATATACTATGAAGGATCTCCGCAAAATGGAGAGTAGAGTTGAAAATCTAGAGAGATTTACAACTTTATCACTATTAGAATCGGAAGTTAATAGTCTAAAAGTTATTGATGATGAGACGGGTGTTGATAAGTTCAAGACTGGATTTATTGTTGATGGATTTAATGATGAAACATCACAAAATACTGCTACACCTTATAATAATGTTGCAGTTGACTCACAGATTGGTGAATTAAGACCATCAACATACACAACATCTCTTGATTTAGTATGGGGATCAAAATCCTATATTGGAATTACTCAAAATGCAGATCCTACTGCAGATTTATTCACGGCAACTGATTTAGAATCTAATAATCTTAAGAAAACTGGTAGCTTAGTAACTTTAGATTATTCTGCTGTTGAATTTTTAGATCAACCTTATGCAAATGGATCTGTACGGGTCAATGGAACAAATATTGCCAACTTTACAGGTAATATTTCACTATATCCAAGTTCTGATACTTGGTTTGACTCTACAAATTATAAAAAAATATCAAATTCTACTGAAGATCCATATTTTTATAACAAAAAACTATACTCTGGTGTAGAAAATAGCAATTTCTATGAAAATAGATTTTATTCATGGAAAGATTTCTGGACTGGAAGAAGTAAAATTGAAGAGCAAAAGAATTATAATGGAAAAATTGATCCATATTTCTGGAAAAGGTCAGAAAACACTCAGTATACAAATAATACCAATAATATTCAGTCTATAACTCTAAATTCTCAAATAAACACACAGAATTCTAAGAGTATAGAGAAAAAAATCTTTAATAAGGAAGTAATTCCTTATTCTAGAAGAAGAAATTTCACTTTTGTATGTGATTCACTAAAACCATCCACAAGATTTTATCCTTTCTTGGATAAAGTTTCTTTATCTGGATTTATAATTCCCAAATTTATTGAAATCACGATGATCTCAGGATCATTCTCAGTTGGTGAGAAAATTTCCGGATATGTTTCTGCCGAAAGTAGTACACAATCTAATGCTAGATTCTGCTGTAGAGCTGCATCTGGAAATCATAAGTCCGGAACATATAATTCACCATCCGAGGTTTATTTAAATAATCCATATAATAGCTCTACTTTACAATCAACGTATTCTCAAACATCAACAGTTTTGAATGTTGATTTGAATAGCCTTTCTTCATTAATGGTTCCAGAATATTATGGATATGTTGTTGAAGGTATGACTTTAATTGGAAATACTAGTGGAGCAAAGGCAACTGTAAAAACTGTTAGATTAATTTCCGATGTTAGTGGATCTCTCCAAGGATCTTTCTATATTCCCAGTTATCATGAATCAAGCAAAGTCTTCTTGACAGGAAGAAAAACTTTAAAGATTACAAGTGATAAATTTAATGAAGAATATTCTGCATTAAGTGGAATAAGTTTTGCGGAAAAAGTCTTCTCAATTGCAGGAGATATTCCACTATATCAAAATGACATTGTTTCTACTAGATCTACTGGATATGAAAAATTATTTGATAGAGCTAATACTGCTTCTGGAGGAAATGTATTAAATGTATTTGAGAATAATACATTTGCAAATAATTTATTAGTTAATAATGGTTATGCAAATCCTTTGGCACAACTTTTTGCTGTTGAACAACCAACAGGTATATTTGTCACTTCTATAGATCTATTCTTTGAGTCTAAAGATGACACACTTCCAGTCACTCTAGATATCAGATCAGTAAGAGATAAATTACCTACATCAGTATCAATTCCATTATCTAAGAAAACTATCTACCCAACAGGAATTACTACTTCTGCAAATTCTACAACTGCTACTACATTTGAGTTTGAATCTCCAGTTTTCCTTGAGGGTGGAAGAGTTTATTCATTAATGGTAACTACCGATTCTGATCAATATAGACTTTATAATGCTCAATTTAATAACAATACTGTTGATTTAAATACTGGAGAGTCTGTTAATAGAGTTTCTTCCGTTGGTGAATTATATGTTCCTGGAAATATTAATAATGTTAGAAATGATTTATCTAATTTGAAGTTTAAGGTAAACAAGGCAAAATTCACTCAAAATTCTGGAGCACTTTCTCTATATAATCCAACTTTAGATTTTGGAAATAATCAAAGACCCACATTAACACCTAATCCATTAGTTGTTAAGTCTAATAAGCAAGTTATGCAACTCACTGATGTTATAACATCAGTAGGTATTGCAACATTAGGATTACAAATCTCTCAAGAAAATAATCTTGACACAACAGGATTTATTGTCAATACTTTGGGAACAGTTGGTTTAGGAACTACTTCTTTAAGTGTTTCTAAAGTTGGAACAGGATTAACTCCTACATCAGGAATTCATACTTATTCTGCGGTAACATTTACATCACTAAGTGGACGTGGTAGTGGACTAGGTGCTACAGTTACTGTAAATAATGGTGTAGTAGATAGTATTGGAGTTTATACTGGTGGTCAGGATTATGCATTAAATGATGTAGTAACTGCCACGGTTGGAAATACTGGAATTAATTATCAATTTAGTGTTGGAATTAAAAGTGATATTACATCTTTCGTTGTTGATGATATTCAGGGTGTATTTAACGCTTCTGCAGAACTTGTAATTAGAAATGTTTCTACTGGTCAAACCACAGCATTTGCACAGGATCTTATTCCAGATACCATTACTCAATTTGAAGATGATGAGGATGGATTACATTTCTTAGTGAATCATAAGAATCATGGAATGTATTCTAAAATTAATACAGTAATAATTAATGATATTGGAAGCAGTTATGATCCAACCACATTATCAGGTGGTATTGATGCTGATGACACTACTATAAATCTAACTTCTGGAACTAGTTTTGATAAATTTGAAAATGTTTCTGTTGCTAGCACAAATCCAGGATATATTCAAATTGGTAGTGAGTTGATATCATACACAGCAGAATCTTCAGGAACTCTAACAGGAGTTACTAGAGGAGTAGATGGAACTCAGGCAGTTTCTCATGCTTCCGGTGATTATGTTTATAAGTATGAAAATAATTTCATCTCACTAAGAAGACTGAACACTGAATTCGATTTAAATGATGTAACCACTGTAAAGTCTAATACTGGTAATCAATATTATCTAAAGGTTGGTATTCATACAAACGGAACAGATAGATCTTCATCTGGCAATTTCCCTGAATTGTTCTTTAAAGAATCTAAAGATATTGGTGGTTCAAAGGTTAACTCCACTCAAAATATTGTTTACAACTCCGTCACTCCAAATGTTCAGACCTTTATTCCAACTTCATGTTCGGTAAATTCTAGTGTTAGAACTATAACTGGAACATCAGAAGATGGATTAGAACTTTCCTATAGTGATAATGGATTTGAAGAAGTGACATTGAATCAAACAACTGAATTTGATACTGTAAGAATGATTGCAACTAGAGCTAATGAACTTGATAATCTTTCTACATTACCTGGAAGTAAGTCATTTGTGTTAAGACTCAATCTTTCTACAGATGATGAGAATTTATCACCAGTGGTTGATTTAGATAGAGCTGCTGTTATTCTTTCCAGCAATAATATTAACAATCCAATTTCAAATTATAAAACTGATTCTAGAGTTAATACATTAGATCAAGATCCTAGTGAATCTGTCTATATTTCTAAGACAGTTGATTTGCAAATCAATTCCTCTGGATTAAAAGTACTATTTGATGCTTATAAACCAGAGGGAACTGATATTAGAGTGTTGTATAAATTAATCGATAGTGATAGTGATAATAGTAAATTTGTACTATTCCCTGGATATAATAATCTAGATTTATTTGGAAATATTGTGAATGTTGAAGATAATGACGGAACAGAAGACGAATTTGTAAACTTCAGCAAAGATGGTGAATATAAACAGCATGAATATACACTTAAAAATGCTGATACGTTTAGCTCTTATGCAATTAAAATTATTATGACTACAACAAATTCTTCTGTTGTGCCCAAATTGAGAAATCTAAGAGCAATATCCTTATCATGATAAAAGTAAAAGGTCACTCTAATTTACGAAGAGATCCAAAATCAAATTCAATTGTGAATGTTGATATGGAAGCATTTAAAAACTATCAAATGCAGGTGAATAAAATTAAAAATCAAGAAAAAAGAATTGATAAACTTGAAGAAAAATTGGATAAGATTACAGATCTTTTGAGTGATCTTCTAAATAAAAATAACTAGGTACTTAATAGGTTAAAATGGCAAAACCGTCTACTAGGCAAGGATTAATTGATTATTGTTTGCGTAGATTGGGTGCGCCTGTGCTAGAAATTAATGTTGATGATGATCAAATAGATGATTTAGTTGATGACGCACTACAATATTTCCAAGAACGTCATTTTGATGGTGTTGAAAGAACTTATCTAAAGCACCAGATAAATCAAACTGAAATTGATCAAGCAAGAGAAACTACTATTTCATCTTCTGCTACTTCTACGGTAGGAGTTAGTAGAACATATAATTGGACAGAAGCAGCAAACTTTATTCAAGTACCTGACAGTATTATTGGAGTTGAAAAAGTATTTAAATTTGAAAAATCCACAATTTCTAGTGGAATGTTCAATATTCAATATCAATTATTTTTAAATGATATTCACTGGTTTGCATCTAGTGAATTATTAAGTTATTCAATGACAAAAAGTAGACTAGAAGATATTGATCACTTACTAACTCCATCAAATCAAATAAGATTTAACAAGAGACAGAATAGATTATATCTTGATATTGACTGGGCAAGCTATAACAAAGATGATTATATTGTTTTAGAGTGCTTTAAGATTATTGATCCAGATAGTTTTACTTCTGTTTATAATGATTCATTCTTAAAGGAATATTTGACTTCTATTATAAAAAGACAGTGGGGACAAAACCTTATTAAGTTCCAAGGTGTCAAACTTCCTGGAGGTATAGAACTCAATGGAAGACAAATTTATGATGATGCGTTGAGAGAAATTGAAGATATTAAGAATAGAATGAGCAGTTATCATGAATTACCACCCCTAGATATGATTGGTTAATAGTTATGGCATTAAATCCATTTTTTCAGCAGGGAACAAGAGGAGAACAGAATCTTGTTCAGAGTTTAATCAATGAGCAGTTAAAAATATATGGTGTAGAAGTTTATTACATACCAAGAGAATATGCTAACACTGCTACTATCCTCAGAGAAGTAATTCAATCTGAATTTAAAGATGCATATCCAATAGAAGCATACGTCCAGAACTATGATGGTTTTGGTGGAAGTCAGGATTTAATGAGTAAGTTTGGTGTAAGAGTCACTGATGAGTTAAGTTTAATAATTTCAAAGGAAAGATATGAGAATTATATCAAACCTTTGATGACTGCAGCCGAAACAGCAAATAATTATAAATTATCTTCTAGACCAAAAGAAGGTGATTTAATTTGGTTTCCGTTATCAGACACTATCTTTGAAATTAAATATGTTGAACATGAGAAAAACTTCTATCAGTTAAGAGAAAATTATGTCTATGAACTAAGATGTGAAATCTTTGAATATGCAGATGAAGTTATTGATACTGGAATTACAGATATTGATGATACTGCACAGGATGATGGATATATTTTATCTCTAAATTTGGCAGGAATTGGTGAAACGGCAACAGCAGTAACAACAGTAGTAAGTAGAGGTGCTGTCAATAAATTAACTTTGTTAGATAGGGGAACAGGATATAAATCAATACCCATAGTTGCGATATCTTCAGCACCAGATGATGGTACTGGAAGAAATGCTACTGCGGTTGCGATAACAACTCAACTCAGTAGTGGAGATTATTCTATTGAGGAAATTAGGATAGTTAATCCTGGTGCAGGTTATACTCAAGCACCTACAGTTAGTTTTGTCAGTAATACTGGTTCTGGTGCTATTGCAACAGCAGGAATTAATACTATAAGTTCTGTTGGAATTACAACACTAACTTTCTCAGGTAGAGAATATATAACTACTCCAACTGTAACATTCAAAACACCTACACATGTTGGGGCAGCAGCTACTGCTATCTTGGATTCTCCTATGGTAAGCACTGGTGTTAGTGTCACATCTGCTCCAATAAGCATAGGTGCATCTGAGTTCTTATTCCCAGGAGGTACTACTGGTGGTGTATTCTACTCTACTGCACCAACCGTTACTTTCTCACTACCCACGGGAAGTGGAAATGGAGCACAAGCAACTGCAACTCTTGATGATATTGCAGAAACTGGAGGAACAGTAGAAACTCTTGGATTAACAACTGGTGGTAGATTCTATACTAGTGTTCCATCAGTAAGTATTACTCATCCTGGATTTAGTTATGCATCAGCAACTATTGGAATTGCAGGATCTTCCATCGATCCCGGTTCTATTGGATTTACTACTACTGGTAGAGCATATACGACTAGACCTAATGTTTCAATTTCAACATACTCTGGACAAGATGCACCATATCAAACTGCAGTTGGTGTTGCCACAATTCATCCAATAACGGGTGTTGTAACAGCAGTGTCCTTTAATGAATCAGATGCTTGGGCTACTGGAACAGGAGCAACAGTTGGTTCGGGATACACTGCTGCACCTCGTATTACCTTCTCTGGTAATGTTGCACCAGTTCGAGCAACTGCTACTGTTACAATTACTGAAGCTGGAGTTGTCGATACAATTAGTATAGGTAATAGTGGATTTGGATACCTTACAGTACCAACAGTTACCATTCAAGGACCAGGTGGAGCAAATGAAGCATTTAGAGCAACCGGTATTGCAACGATTAGATCCACATCTATTAAGACACAAGGTACAATCGGCATTGGTTCTAATGTGATCACAGGTATCACTACAACAAATATTATTGTTGGAGATAGGGTAAGACTTGGTGTTGGACATAGTGATACTTACAACTTCATCCCCGTTGATACTTTCGTTTCTTCTATTGGAATTGGATCACTAACTATATCCGACTCTGCTACTAATGTTGGTATTGCAACTTCTACATTTGAATTTGGTAGAGAAAATTGTGGTGTTGTAACTGGTATTACCATTACATATGGTGGAGGTGGTTACTTGTCTCCCCCAACAGTTACAATATCTAATGAAGTATCTGAGAAGAACTATATCGACTTCCCAGGAATATCCACAGCAACTGGTGTTGCAAACATAACTGGTGCTAATATAGTATCACGGATTGATATTACAGACCCCGGAGCTGGTTATGTATTAACTCCAACAGTTACTATTAGTGATGGAGCAACTATAGCTGCAGGTGGATATACATTTAATGAAATAGTAACTGGAAGTTCTTCAGGTACTACCGCAAGGGTTCAAGAATTTGATTATGAAAATAAATGCCTCAAAGTTAAACTAGTTTCCGGTGATTTCACTATAGGTGAAACTATTACTGGTGCTGGTGGAACATATTCACTCAGGTCTACTGGAATTGCATATGACGATTATGCATCGGCATCTAATGATTTTGATAGAACATCCGTATTTGATGAAAATGTTGCGTTTGAAGAAGAGGGCATAAATATTATTGATTTTACGGAAAAAAATCCGTTTGGGAATTTTTAAATAACAGATTATGTTAGGAACATATACATATCACGAAATTATAAGAAAGACTGTTATTGGTTTTGGAACACTTTTCAATAATATTGAAATTAGAACCAAAAATAGTGACGGGACTTTTGCACAAGTGTTGAAAGTTCCCTTGGCATATGGTCCAATGGATAAATTTCTTGCAATGATTGAGCAGCAAGCATCATATAAAAATAGGATGCAAATCACTCTGCCAAGAATGGCATTTGAAATGGTTGGTCTGTCATATGATCCTAGCAGAAAAACTACATTAACTCAGGCATTTAAAGCAGGAACTCAATCTGGACCTAAAAAGGTTTATATGCCAGTTCCATATAATATAGACTTTTTACTTTCGATTGCAACAAAGCAAAATGATGATATGTTGCAAATTGTGGAACAAATAGTTCCCTATTTTCAACCATCATTTAATATGACTATTAATTTAGTATCTTCAATTGGTGAAAAGAAAGATATTCCCATTGTTTTAAATAATATCGGAATGACAACTGATTATGAGGGTTCTTTTGATGATAAGAGTACAATAATTTACAATTTATCATTCACTGCTAAAACTTATATCTTTGGATCTATTGCAGATAATGCAAGTGGTCTTATTAAGAAAGTTGATATTGATTACTACAGTAATACTACAGCAAGTGCTAAGAGAGAAGTCAGATATTCTGCAACTCCAAGAGCAATAAAAGATTATGATAATGATGCTATCACTCAAATCACCGAAGATGTTGATTTGAAAGAGACAATCATTGCTATCAATGATGCATCTACATTCTCCGCAAAAGATTACATTGAAATTGGTTCCGAAACAATGGAAATTGTATCTGTTGATGGGAATACAATTAAAGTCAAAAGAGGAAGAGAAGGAACAACTGCAGAGAAACACACTATTGGTGATGCTGTCAATGCTATCACAGTTGCTGATGATGCACTTATTCCTTTCACAGATGATTTTGGATTTAATGAAACAACATCATTCTTCCAAGATTTCAAAACTTACAGTCCAATATCTAATGAGGACTACTAATACATGTCAAAGTTTTCTGAAATAGACAATGCACTTGATATTGATGGCAAGTTTGTAGAATCAACTGTTCAAAAATTTGAAGATACCAAACTATCAATAGAAAAGTTAAAAAAATCAGATTTAGATACTGATTATGAATATGCAAGAGGTCAATTATATTCTTTGATTTCTAAGGGACAAGAATCTATCAATGTAATTATGGAAATTGCACAAGATGGTGGAAGTCCCAGATCATTTGAAGTTGTTGGACAATTAATTAAAATTGTCGCAGATATTACTGATAAGTTAGTTGATATGCAGAAGAAGATGAAAGATATGGAAGAATCTTCTGGTGGACCAAAGAATGTAACTAACAATAATGCACTATTTGTTGGGTCAACTGCAGAACTACAAAAACTTATAAAGGACGGTCTTCTAAATAATAAAGAGGATTCTTGATTACAATGGGTTGGTCAGATAAGTACAAAAAATCTATTGACTGCAATAACCCAAAGGGTTTTTCTCAGCGTGCCCATTGTCAAGGAAAGAAGAAGAAAAAAATGGATGAAGGAACTCTCCATAAGTGGTTCAAAAATTCAAAATCCAAAGACGGCAAACCTGGATGGGTAAATGTTGTCACTGGAGGAACTTGTGCAAGTGACAAAAAGGGAGAAGGAACACCAAAGTGTGTTTCCTCTGCAAAAAGAGCAAGTATGTCAAAAGCAGAGAGACTCTCTGCTGCTAGAAGAAAGAAAAAGGCAGATCCTGGACAGCAACAAAAGACTGGTGCAGCAAAACCAACATATGTTGCCACTGATTCTAAAAAGAAGATGAAGGAAGAAAGAGTCATTTCTGAGGGAATGACATCTGCAGGATTCTTAGATGCTTTTTTACCTGCTACGGGTGATGTTGATTTAGCAACCGTTAATAATTATGCTAGTACAGTTGGTGCTTCGGTTTCCGGTGGATATGCTCTTATAAATGCCAATAATGTAGGTGGTGGAACTAATTCTTCAGTAACTAGTTTTTCATTTGATACTTCTCAATTCTCAACTATTAAATTTGATGTTACTCAATTAACATCGGGAGAACAGGCTATAAGAGCATTTGGAACTTATGGATCTAATCCAGATGTATTTTACATAATGAGCAATAATTTAGTAACAGATAATATAATTAATATTTCTAATTATTCCAATAGAAAAAATTTCAGAATCCAGATACGATCTTTTAATAGTGGTTCTGGAAACACTCATGCAACATATAGAGTTAGAGCAAGTTTTCAGAGAAGAGTACCTGTAAATCTCCAACTTTCTCTTGAGAGTCCAGAAGCAATAAATTTCATTAGATCAGATCCAACTCTTGTAGGTCTCTCTCCCGAAGAAAGACTAAAAAGACTTCAAGAAATGTTAGATGCTGGTGATGAATATTTACTAAAAGCATTAGGAATTATAGGTGGAGGTGCTAGACCTGGTAGTGGTGATATTGCACAGGGACTTCCATATACCGATGAAGATGATGCATTTGATGATCCTTACTATCAAGGTCCACCACCAGATATTAATGATGATTCTGACTTTGAAGATCCATTCCCCGATTTAGACCTTGCCAAAGGAAATGGTACAGAAATTGCACAAGCAGGTCCTGGAGTTAGATTTCCAAAATTTAGTGATGCTCCTGGTAGTGGCAGAACTAGAGGACAAAATGCACCTTCTGTTCCCAACTATAAGTATGATCCTCATATGAAGATGATGGTTCCCAATATTCCAAAAGCTTCTGCTGGAGATGAAAAGAAGGGCAAGAAGAAAAAACAACCAGTTGTTGCACATCACGAACCAAAGGGAGAAGTTATTGCAGAAAAATCTGCATTAAAATCAATTCCTGGATATTATGATGGAAAACCAGCAATACTTGGATTCCCAGATAATCCACCACCAGAGATGATAAAAGGATATCATCCAGATCTAGTAACCCCAGAAGGTCAAAAGAAACAATCTGATAGATATAATAGACTAGATCCACAAAGTGCTAAGGCAATGCCTAAAACTGGCAATCCTTTTATTGATGCAAAAGTTAAAGCAGCAGTAAAATCAGCAAACTCCAAAAAGAAAATGAAGAAAGAAGAAGTACAAGTAACCGAAGGGAAAGACAAGAAAGGAAAGGGTAGTGGTACTAAAGATGCCTGCTACCATAAGGTAAAGTCACGTTATAGAGTTTGGCCATCTGCATATGCATCTGGTGCATTAGTCAAGTGTCGTAAGGTTGGTGCTGCAAATTGGGGAAATAAATCTGAAGAAGTCGATATTCAGGAGAAGAAAAAAGGTGGTGCTAAAAAGTGCTGGCCTGGATATAAGAAAGTTGGTACACAAAAGTTATTTGGTAAAACTTATAACCGTTGTGTAAAAGCAGGTTATGAAATGGATGGAATCACTTTCAAAGAATTCAAAGGATTATGTGAAGGTGCTGCCTGGACTAAAAAAGCAGGAAAGAATCCCGAAGGTGGACTTAATGAAAAAGGACGCAAGTCTTATGAAAGAGAAAATCCTGGATCTGATCTAAAAGCACCATCCAAAAAAGTTGGTAATAAGAGAAGAGCATCATTCTGTGCAAGAATGAAAGGTATGAAGGCAAAACTAACTTCTGCCAAAACTGCTAGAGATCCTGATAGCAGAATTAATAAATCATTGAGAGCCTGGAACTGTTGATAAAATATGTCTGATAATGTATACCTTGGCAATCCTAATCTAAAAAAAGCAAATACTACTATTGAGTTTACTCAAGAGGAGATTGCTGAGTTTATTAAGTGTAAGCAAGATCCCGTATATTTTGCAAAGAAATATATAAAAATTGTTTCTGTTGATGAGGGACTTGTACCTTTTAATATGTACAAGTTTCAGGAGAAGTTGGTAAAACGATTCCATAAAAATCGTTTTAATATTTGTTTGATGCCACGACAGACTGGCAAGTCAACTACTGTGGTTTCATATCTATTACATTATGCAGTATTTAATGATAATGTAAATATTGGTATTCTTGCAAACAAAGCAGCAACTGCAAGGGAACTACTTGGTAGATTGCAGACTGCTTATGAAAACTTGCCAAAATGGATGCAACAGGGTATCCTGTCATGGAATAAAGGTTCACTGGAGTTAGAAAATGGATCGAAAATACTTGCGGCTTCTACGTCAGCTTCTGCAGTACGGGGTATGTCCTTTAATATTATCTTCCTTGACGAATTTGCCTTTATTCCTAACCATATTGCTGACCAGTTCTTTGCCTCTGTTTATCCTACTATTTCGTCTGGTAAGAGCACGAAAGTCATCATAGTTTCAACCCCACATGGTATGAATCATTTCTACCGTATGTGGCATGATGCAGAGAGAAAGAAAAATGAATATGTTCCTACTATTGTTCATTGGAAGGAAGTTCCTGGTAGGAATGAGACGTGGAAAAAACAAACAATTGCAAACACATCCGAAGATCAGTTCCGGGTTGAGTTTGAATGTGAGTTTTTAGGATCTGTTGATACTCTAATTAATCCCACTATTCTGAGGAACTTAGTGTATGAAGATCCAATCAAAAAGAATAAAGGATTAGATGTTTACGAAAATCCAATTCCAGAAAGAAATTATATAATAACTGTTGACGTTGCCAGAGGTGTAAGTCACGACTATTCGGCATTTATTGTTTATGATATCACAGACTTCCCATATAAGGTAGTAGCAAAATATAAAAATAATACAATTAAACCAATGCTGTTTCCCAATATCATCAAAGATATTGCTACAGCATATAATGAAGCATATGTCCTAACTGAAGTTAATGACCTTGGAGATCAAGTAGCATCTATTTTATATTTTGATCTTGAATATGAAAATATTCTGATGTGTGCAATGAGAGGTAGGGCAGGACAAATTGTGGGATCTGGATTTAGTGGAAAGAAATCTCAACTTGGTGTCCGTATGACTGCTGCAGTTAAAAAGTTGGGATGCTCAAACTTAAAGACTTTGGTGGAGGATCATAAACTACTAACAAAAGATTATGATATTATTTCAGAACTAACTACTTTTATTCAGAAGGGTAGATCCTTTGAAGCAGAAGAAGGATGTAATGATGATCTTGCAATGTGTTTAGTTATTTTTGCTTGGTTAGTTGCTCAAGATTATTTTAAAGAGATGACGAACAATGATGTTCGTAAAAGAATCTATGAGGAACAAAAAAATCAAATCGAACAAGATATGGCACCTTTTGGATTTATTGTTGATGGAACTGATAGTGAAAGTTTCGTAGATAAAAGTGGTGATAGATGGTACACGGATGAATATGGAGATGTTGCTTCAACCTGGGAATTATTCTAAATACTTTCTTCAAAACTTTCTAAAGACAAGGTTTTGATAAATATTTTTAGACAAAATCTTTTAATAAAAAAGAGGAAGACATGGCTCTAAATTTAGGATCACCAGGGGTTTCCATAAAGGAAATTGATTTAACGCAAGGTGCGATTCAAGGCGTTGTAGATGTTACAGCTGGTATTGCTGGACCTTTTGAGAGAGGTCCTGTTAATGTTGCAACACCAATTGCATCTGAAGCAGAACTACTTGAAGTTTTTGGAAATCCCTCATCAACCGATAATCAGTATGAGTACTTCCTAACTGCATCTCAGTATCTTTCCTATGGAGGAAATCTTCAGGTAGTAAGAGTTAGTGGTGGAACACTCAGTAATGCAAATGCACCTGTCGGTGCTGCAGTTACTGATCTTCTTATCGGAGATTACGATGATTATGTTGATAATCATAGTTCAGACACTACCTGGAGATATGCATCTAGAACTCCAGGATCTGTAGGAAATGGAGTAAAAGTTTGTACCATTGATGCTTTTGGAGACCAAATTCTATCCGGTGTTACTACTTCTGGTGTTACTGTTGGAGCCGCAGTTACTCAGGCAACTACAGCACAATACGCTTCTAGTGATGGAACTCTAAAGAACCTTGATGGATACCATAACGGTATCATTACGGAAGTTGGTTCTGGTGAAGTCACAGTTAAGTACGTTTCTCATGTTTCTTCTGCTGGTACTGAGACCAAACTAGAGTATGGTCCTGGATCACCTTACAGATTCTTAGCAGATACTGCTATTACCGTTGGTGGTGCTACTGGAGCTGCTACAACTACAGTTACAATTACTGCTAGAGGTGCTTTAGGATCTACTCAGACAGTACACTCTTCTGGATCTGATCTTCAGAGATATCAAAAACTTGCTAGCACTGCAGTTGACAATGCCGGTGGAGCACAAGTTGGTACGGGAGACACTGGATTCTTCGTTGGATCTTTAACTGGAATCAATACAACTTCACTACTTGTTATCAACAACGAAATTATTTCCGTTGCTGCAACATATTCTTCTAACAATTTCGTTGCTATTGGTACTGATGCAACTACAGTTGCAGCTGCTCACGGTCAGGTAGGAACCACAACTTCCACTCATGCTGATGGATCAACAATCACTGTTGTTGGTGCTGCAAGCACAATTGGAACAACTGCCGACATTCTTATCGATGAAGCAACAGATGTAAGTTTTGCTGCTGCCATCACTCTAAGTGATGTTTCTGCTGGTGACTTGCTACAAGTTGATAGTGAACTATTCTTTGCTGCTTCAACTTCAGTATCTAGTAGTCTCACTCCTACCGGTGCTAAAGACTGGTATGATGAGCAAACATTAGGTGTAACAGGTGCCACCGTTTATTGGAAGTCTCTTGCACCTAAACCCAGAACATCTGATTATGCTGCTAGCAGAAGTGCTCGTAATGACCAAATTCACGTCGTAGTTATTGACGACGAAGGAAAACTTTCCGGAACTACAGGATCAATTCTTGAGAAGCACATAAATCTATCTAAAGCTTTAGATGCTACCAACTCTTCAAGATTTGCAACTTATTACAAGAACTACATTAGAGACAATTCTGATAATGTATTTGCTGGATTAGCAGAAACTGGTGCTGCAACTGGTTTTGTATCTCTTGGTGGTTCTGCTCTTGGTTCAGGTGCTGGTGCTGCTGGACAAAATGCTGCGGCAGTCACTGCATTCCACGCATGTGGTTCTAAGACTTATACATTAGGTTCAGGTCTCTCATATTCCGGAACTGTAGATAGTCCTGGATATTCCTGCACATTAGCAAACATTGTTTCAGGATATTCTGAGTTTGCTGATGAAGAAATTCCCATTGATTTCTTAGTTATGGGTCCCTCAATGTCCGCAAGTAGGGCAGAAACACAGGCAAAAGCAAATAAACTCGTTGCACTCGCAAATCAGAGACAAGATTGTATTGCTTGTATTTCCCCTCATCGTGGTGATGTTGTTGGCAATGCTAACGGATCAACCGATATTACCAATAAAATTATTGAATACTATGAGGGTGTAACTCATAGTTCCTATGCAGTATTCGACAGTGGATATAAGTACACATTCGATAGATTTACAAACTCTTTCGTCTATGTACCCACCAGTGGAGATATTGCTGGTGTAATGGCAAGAACTAACAGTCTAAACTTCCCCTGGTATTCACCCGCAGGTGCTTCTAGAGGTGCTTTAAATAATGTCATCAAACTTGCCTACAATCCAAGTCAGTTAGAAAGAGACAGACTATATGGTGCAGGAATTAACCCTGTAATCACAACTAGAGGACAAGGAACAATCTTATTCGGTGATAAGACTGCTCTAGGACAAGAAGGTTCTGCGTTCAGTAGAATTAACGTCCGTAGACTATTCCTCTTCGTAGAGGAAGCAATCTCCAGATTCTCCAAGTCAACTATCTTTGAATTCAACGACACTATTACAAGATCCAACTTTGTAAACGTTGTTGAACCTTTCCTACGTGATATTCAATCAAAGAGAGGTCTTTCCGACTTTAGACTAATTTGTGATGAGACAAATAACACACCCGATGTTATCGATAGAAATGAGTTCAGAGCTGATATCTTCATTCAACCTGCAAGATCTATTAATTATGTCTCTCTAACCTTTGTAGCAACCTCTACAGGTGCTTCATTCATCGAGTCTAGTGGACTTTGATAATTGATCCATAAATTCGCAAAATCCAACTAAGTAGGTAAGTAAAATGGCATTTAATAACATTGCAACCAATCAACGAACACTAGATAATTTTAAAGCAAGATTAAAGGGCGGTGGTGCCCGTCCTAATCTATTTGAAGTTGAATTATATTTTCCAACATTATCCGATGCAACAGATTTTGGATCTGGAACGGATGGTGAAGAAGCCGGTCAAAACCGTTTAACTGAGGACATTAGATTCTTAGTAAAGGGTGCTAACCTCCCTGCTTCTAACATCTCTCCCATCGAAGTCCCTTTCCGTGGACGTACACTAAAGATTGCTGGAGACAGAGCTTTCGATACCTGGACAGTTACAGTCATTAATGACACTAACTTTAATGTCCGTGATGCTTTTGAGAGATGGATGAGTTTTATCTCCAAGCATGATTCTACTGCTGGAACCGTAACTCCAGCAGAATATCAGAGAGATGCTCTTGTTCACCAACTAGGAACTGCTGGTGTAACACAACCAAGAACAACATATAATGAAAAATCTAGAGCCGACCTAGACTATGAAGAGAATATTCCCAGACTTCGTTCTTACAAGTTCTTCGGAGTATTCCCCACCAATATTTCTCCTATTGATCTATCTTACGATACCACAGACACTATTGAGGAGTTTACTGTTGAACTACAGGTTCAATATTGGAAGGCATACTCTGGTAAGGGCAACCTAAGAGTTGATTGATAAATAGAGTATAACGCATACTCAGTTCAGATATACGATGGCGAATCTTTTTGGTTTTTCTTTTGATGATGATAAAAAGAAGGGGAGCGGGAAGTTAGTATCTCCCGTTCCCCCTTCTGACGCTGATGAATCAGACTTTTTCGTAACCAGTGGTTTCCACGGTCAGTATGTAGATACTGATGGAGTATACAAATCTGAGTTTGATCTGATCCGCAGATATCGTGAAATGTCAATGTATCCAGAATGTGATTCTGCGGTTGAAGATATTGTCAATGAGGCAATCGTTTCAGATACTGATGATTCACCTATTGAAATTGAATTATCAAATCTAAATGCAAGTGATAAATTAAAAGATTTAATTTACGCCGAATTTAAAACAATTAAAGAACTTCTAAACTTTGATAGAACAAGTCACGAAATTTTTAGAAATTGGTATATTGATGGTAGACTACTCTATCAAAAAGTTATTGATTTTAAGAGACCCGATGCAGGAATTTTGGAGTTGAGACCCATTGATCCTCTTGACATTAAATTTATTCGTAAGAAAAAAGATGATGATCCCAAGACACAACTTCTCAACAAAACTTTAAATGCTAAGGTAGAAAATATAACTGCTGAAATTGAAGAATATTATGAATATACCTTAGAAAAAGGTAAGTACGGTTCTGGTGGTAAAAAAGTTAAAATTGCTAAAGAAGCAATTGCTTATTGCACTTCTGGTCTTGTAGATAGAAACAAGAAAACTACTCTTTCTTATCTACAAAAAGCAATCAAAGCATTCAATCAACTTTATATGATTGAAGATAGTCTTGTGATTTATAGACTATCAAGAGCACCCGAACGTAGAATTTTCTACATTGATGTTGGTAATCTACCTAAAGTCAAAGCAGAACAATATCTTCGTGATGTAATGTCTCGTTATCGTAATAAGTTAGTTTATAATGCTAATACTGGTGAGATTCGTGACGACAAAAAATTCATGAGTATGATGGAAGATTTCTGGCTCCCCCGTCGTGAAGGTGGTCGTGGAACAGAAATCACAACTCTTCCAGGTGGCCAAAACCTTGGAGAAATTACTGATATTGAGTATTTCCAAAAGAAACTTTATCGTGCATTGAATGTACCTGAGTCAAGAATTGCAAATGATGGTGGTTTTAATTTGGGAAGATCATCTGAGATCCTCCGTGATGAATTAAAATTCAGCAAATTTGTATCTAGACTTAGAAAAAGATTCTCAAGATTATTCAATGATCTTCTAAGAACTCAGTTAATTCTTAAGAACATTGTTACCCCAGAAGACTGGGATAAAATGGTTGAGCATATTCAATATGATTACCTCTATGACAATCACTTTGCAGAACTGAAAAATTCCGAACTTTTAAGTGAAAGATTGGGACTACTCTCTACTATTGAACCTTATATTGGCAAATATTATTCTAATGATTATGTCAAGAGAAAGGTACTTCGTCAAACTGAAGAGGAGATGAAGGAAATTCAAGAGCAAATTAATAAAGAAATTGCTAGTGGAGAAATTCCTGATCCCAATGCACCTGTTGATGAAATGGGAAATCCAATTCCAGAGGGTGAAATGGGCATGATGGGACAAGTTCCCATGGAACCTGAGATTGATGGTTCCGCAACTGAAGCACCTGAAGGTGGTGAGATATAAATAACTTTAGTAATTTATTATTAATAAATAATGGATCCAGTATTAATCGATAAGATCATCAGCGGAGATTCTGCTGCTGAAATTTCTGATTTTATCAAAGATTCTCTCTTTGGTAAAGCTGCAGAGAAAATTGATGCAATCAAACCTGAGGTTGCTTCTTCTATTTTTAATTCACCTTTCGGTGAACAGGAAGTTGAAGCAGAGATCCCAGAAATTCAGTCTGAGGAAGAATAAGTATGGAAGGAGAATACCCACTTTTAGATACCAATGATATGCCATTGGATAATAGTGAGTCTGGTTATTCATCCGAAGAATCAGTACCAATGGAGGAATAAAAGCAATGGCAATGGGACCATTTAAAAGTTTAAACAGCAGCTATTTCCAGTTGGGTACTGGAAATGATACTACTGCCGATAGTGCTACATATGTCAGACTTACCAATGTTTCAGCTAGTACTGCATATGATATAAAAGTCAGAACTACTGCGAATGATAATTCCACCACCGTGGGAAGTACTGTCATCGCAAAAGGAGAGTCTTTTATTCTCAAAAAAGATCCAGCGGAGTTCGTCCATGCTCCAAGTGGAAACATTTACGCTTCACCAATATCTCCTAGAGAATAATGTCAGATCATAGAGCAATTAAATTAAAAGGGACAACCCTTCACACACCAACATCTTATAGTACTGTTGATGATGGTGTATACATTAGAGTAATTAGTTTTTCGTCTGGTGGTCAAAACTTTAGAGTATCTAATACTTCTAATGGGTCCGATATTGTTGCAAGATATGCAATAGCTCCAGGAGAAGTACTTTACATTAGAAAAGATGCAAATCAATATATTGGTGGAGGAACTTCTGGTTTAAAGTGCACTTCGGTTGCAGTAGAAGGTTAATAAAAATAAATAGGAAATATAACACAGTTTTCACGATGAAACTTATCACAGAAGAAATCGAATCAGTAGAATTTATCGTTGAAGAACGCAACGGTAAGAAATCAATGTTTATTGAGGGTATTTTCCTTCAAGGTGATATTACAAATCGCAACAGAAGAATGTATCCTATGGATACTCTCCGCAAGGAAGTTGCGAGATATGATGAAAATTTCGTTCAAAAAGGTCGTGCATTGGGTGAACTTGGACACCCAGAAGGTCCCACAGTAAACTTGGATCGTGTTTCTCATAAAATTGTTTCCCTCAAAGAGAGTGGAAGCAACTTTGTCGGAAAAGCAAAGATTCTAGATACTCCAATGGGCAGAATCGCAAAGTCTCTCATCGGTGAAGGTGTAAGACTTGGTGTTTCTTCCAGAGGAATGGGATCAATCAGACAAACCAAGGAAGGTATCAATGTAGTTGAAAGTGATTTTATGCTTGCAACTGCTGCTGATATCGTTGCCGATCCTTCCGCTCCAGATGCTTTCGTTGATGGCATTATGGAAGGTAAGGATTGGGTGATGGACGGTGGAGTTATCCGTGAAAAACTAGTCGAAAAGACTTATAAGCAGATAAACACCCTCGTTGATGAAAGAAGTCTTCAAGAGAATAAGTTAAAACTATTCCAAGACTTCCTTTCAAATCTTTAATAGTATAAATAAATTTAGAAAAACTTAGTCGAGAACACACTCGGAGCAAGAAATGTCTATTGGAAACTCTTTACAAGAAATGGAAAACGTAGTTAATAAAAATGCTGCGGCTGCTGAACCAATGAAGGGCATTGAACCTTCTTCAACTCCTGGTCAGGCTTCGGTCGAAGATTTAGGTGGTCCTACCCCCGAAAATTATAAGACCGATGATGACTCCTCTAAACTCAAGGAACCTGGTGCCACACTTTCAAAGGTTCGTGACGTTGCTACAAAAAAAGCAAAACCCGCTGAACCCATGAAAGCTGTTGCCAAGGAAGAAGTAGAGGAAACTACTGAAGAAGTAGTTGCAGAAGTCGAAGAAACAGTAGAATCTGTTTCTGTTGACGAAGATATTGCTGCTCTCCTTTCTGGAGAAGAGTTATCCGAAGAGTTCCAAGAAAAGGCAAAGACAATCTTTGAAGCTGCTATTGCATCTAAGGTTGCCGAAGCAGTTTCTAAGATTGAAGAATCCTACGAGGAAAAACTCGTCGAGGAACTTTCCTCATATAAAGAGGAACTCGTCGAAAGAGTTGATTCTTACCTTGAGTATGTTGCCGACGAGTGGATCCAAGAAAATAGAATTCAGATTGAGCAAGGTCTCAAGTCTGAAATGACCGAATCATTCCTTGCCGGAATGAGAGGACTTTTTGAAGAACATTATGTATCAATCCCTGAAGATAAGTATGATGTTGTAGAAAATATGGTAGAAAAACTTGATGAAATGGAGTCCAGACTCAATGAGCAGATTGAGAAGAACATTACTCTAAATCAGAGACTTGGTGAGTCCGTTGCAGATAACATCATTGCTGATGTTTGCGAAGGTCTTGCTCAGACTCAGAAAGAGAAAATGCTCTCCTTAGCTGAAGGTGTTGAGTTTGAAAGTGAAGAAAAGTACCGTGAAAGTTTAAAGACTCTCAGAGAATCTTATTTCCCTGCAAAGTCTCTTACTGAGGAGACTGAAACTCCTCAAATGATTTCTGAAGAAGTCTCTGCTGAAGCTCCTACTGGATCTTCAATGGATTCTTACCTCAGAGCACTTCAAATCACCACTAAATAAAAATTAATTTCCTAAGCAAATGCAAGATTCACACATGCTAACGGAAAAGTGGGCTCCTCTACTTGATTACCAAGGTGCAGAAGCCATCACTGATCCCCACAGACGTGCAGTTACTGCACAACTTCTAGAGAACCAAGAGACCTTCCAAAGAGAAAGCAAGGCTTTCCAAGATGGTGGTTCTATGCTCTCTGAGGCACCTACTAACGCAACTGGTGCTAGTGTCGATAATTTCGATCCCGTCTTGATCTCCTTGATCAGACGCTCCATGCCTAACCTCATTGCTTATGATGTTGCTGGTGTCCAACCTATGAATGGACCTACCGGACTCATCTTCGCAATGCGTGCTCGTTACGAGAACCAGACCGGCACCGAGGCACTATTCAACGAAGCAGATTCCGCATTCTCCGCACAGAACGACGGTTACGGTATCACCCAGGGTGATTACACTGGTGGTTCTGACAGTGGTGCTTCTGTTGGTTTCGGTACAACTGCTCAAAATGGTACAAACCCCTCCGTTCTAGGTGCTGCTGGTGGATCTGGCACTTCCTACAACGTTGGTCAGGGTATGCCTACTGCTGATGCTGAGGACCTAGGAGATGGTTCTGGTGATCAGTTCAACCAGATGGCATTCAGCATCGAGAAGGTTACTGTTACTGCTAAGTCCAGAGCCCTCAAAGCTGAGTACTCCTTAGAACTAGCACAAGACCTCAAGGCAATCCACGGTCTAAGTGCCGAGTCTGAGCTTGCTAACATCCTCTCTAGTGAGATCCTTTCTGAGATCAACAGAGAAGTTGTTCGTACCATCTACAAGACTGCTCGTCCTGGTGCTCAGGCTAACGTCTCCACTGCTGGTCAGTTTGACCTAGACATCGACAGCAACGGTCGTTGGAGTGTTGAGAAGTTCAAGGGTCTACTCTTCCAAATCGAAAGAGATGCGAACGCAATCGCAACCGAGACTCGTAGAGGAAAGGGCAACATCATCATCACTTCTGCTGATGTAGCTTCTGCTCTAACCATGGCTGGTGTTCTCGACTACACCCCTGCCCTAAATGCTAACCTACAGGTTGATGCTACTGGCAACCTATTTGCTGGTACAATCAACGGTAAGTACAAGGTATACATCGATCCCTTCGGTTCTGCCGCAGGTGACGACAACCAGTACTACGTTGTTGGTTACAAGGGTACTAGCCCCTACGATGCTGGTCTCTTCTATTGCCCCTACGTTCCCCTCCAGATGGTTCGTGCCGTTGGAGAGAACACCTTCCAGCCCAAGATCGGCTTCAAGACTCGTTACGGTATGGTTGCTAACCCCTTCGCAGAAGGCACAACTGCTGCCCTCGGTGCTATCAAGGCTAACACCAACCGTTACTACAGACGTGCAATCGTCAAGAACCTCATGTGATCCATTTCACAGAGATTACCAAGAGACCCTTCGGGGTCTCTTTTTTTATGTCAACTCTTAGTTACTCCAATGTCTATTCAGTGTCATATTACAAGAACCAGTGTTCTTACCGGTCAAACAATGTATTTCGTAGAAGGTCAGAAATGGTCTGATGATTTTTCTAGAAGAAAAATTTTTCCATCATTAACTGCTGCTAATGCTACTATTGCTCCTACTACAAGAATCATTGGTGGAGCAGAAGTATCTAATGCTAATGGTGGATTTAAAAATGCCACAGTAGTTCATGAATAATTTTATTCATTTTTTGCATAAATAAGAACGATTATTTTATCATACTAATTATGACTAAACTATTTGTTCTTCCTCTTATGCTTGCTACTACAATGAGCATCACAGGAAGCACTGCTGTTGAAGCCGGACCTGGTGGTGGAGACTTCATCCATCTTCCAAAGAAACGCTGCACACGAAAGAACCCATGCTCTCGTATGCCTGAACTTCGAGATCCTATCAAAAAACGTTGTACTAAGAAACGTCCATGTTCACGAATGCCCGAACTTCCTTTCTTCCCCGGTGAAGTTCAACCAATGCCTAGAGGTGGATTGCAACCTTTTCCTGGCACACAATGGAGACGTTGATATGCAGAGACCCCTAAGGGGGTCTTTTTTAATGTCATTAAATGTACTTAGATTAATTTGTGTAAAAAACACATAAATGTTAGTAAATTAACATAAAGTACTCTACATAATACAGAATTAGGATTAATACCATGATCTGAACATCATTTCCTTTCATAATGCTTGTTATGGATTAGATGTATTGCTGGAGGAAATTCGTTATGCGTAATATATTGTCAAGATCGCAATTAGACGAGTGGCGTCATTTTGAAGATACTATAGATCAACTGGAAGTTGAAAATCAAAAGTTGAATGACTACTATGAATGTCTGATTGAATGCGATTCGTTAGGGCAACACGAATGTAAAAAAATATGCAAGAGGATACTGATGAATTAAAAGAAAAAGGAGGATCTTCGGATCCTCTTTTTAATGGAAATAAATATTTAAAAAACATCAGATGACTACCAGAACTGCTGCTATTGTTATTGATAATTTTTTGCCAGATTCTGAGTGGAATACTATCCAAAGCAAAATTGGTGACTATTTGCATACAACGGAGTTTGTTGAAAATAGAAATGAACCTTACAGGTTTATTTTAAAATGTTTGAAAAGAAAACTGAAAGAATTAGATTTATATCAAACTCATTGGGATTTTAATTTAAGTGAATGGTCATTTATCAATACTTTGCCATCAGGAATTAATAGAGAATCTTCAGGAACAGGATATCACATTGACTTTGGAGGACTCATATATTACTGCCATCCACAGTGGAATTCTAATTGGGGTGGGCATTTAAAATTTCAAAATTGTGATGTTGATAAAATTACTCCTGAACCCAATAGATTTGTTTGGATTAATCCAAAAGTACCTCATGGTATTGAAGTGGTAAATAGTAATGCAGAAACAAATAGAGTTACAGTTGTTGGATGGCCAGAAGGATGTTTAGAATGTCCAGGTGCAACTCTAAAAATAAATACTCCTATATAAGTCAATAAAGATAATGCCAAGAGGAAATAAGTATAAGAAAACTTGGAATATTTTGAAGTCAAAGCAAATTGACGAAAGATTGAAGTACCTTGATGAAGGACCAACAAATAGTACTACTGGAGCATATATAAAAACTCCTGGAAGTTATTCATCCAATACAGTATCACCAGATTTAGATGCTCCAAACGCAATTACTTCTGTAAATCCTGATGACAAAGAACTTTCAGGAACAGATGTATTTGATATTGTTACAAGAAATAATCAATTAGATTTGACTGCAGACGATCCAGAACAAAATGGACAGGATACTTCTGGATTGTTTTTTGCAGATGGCACAACTAGAGGATTGTTACCTCCTGGAGATACTACAGCAATTCTTGGACCTATGATGTCTATGTGGTATGCTTGGGGTAATTTTACTCAGATTGGATATATACGAGAAGCTGATAGAAAAATGGTCAATCTTGCCAGGATTACAGGACCGATAGAAAGTTGGGATGGAGAAAGTGGATTTACAAGTTATGGATCATTGACTATTGACCAAGCTAAATGGTTCAAAGATCAAAATAGAGCAGATTACAGAGCATTCTATCCTGGTCCACCATCAAACCCTGCTGATTCTTTTGGAAGATATCTAGGTTCTATAGTAACGGGAAGCAACGCTGCTCTTATAGATTATCTTAAAAAACTTTGGAATTCATCAATCAATGGTCCTTGGAATCCTAATGATTGGGTAAGATTTTTGAATCTTAATAGCAAAAAATTAATAGCTGGATGGGGATTGAGACCAGATGGAAGTCAAGGATGGAATGAACCTGGTGACATTAGATACGATCATAATGGAAGACCATTGAAGTTAGTTCCAAGACCTGGATACGGATATAATATTTGGGTTCCTGTTAAAAAGGCAGGAGGTGGTGGGGGAACTCAAATTGCAGGGTGGCCGCAGGGAGATCCTTCTAAAGCTCCACTACCGTTACGTCCTCCTACGAATCCTGGGCAACCAGGAAGACCAGGAGGTGATGGTCGTCCATTTACTGGAGGACCAGGGAGAGGTTCTTACCCTATGGCAAGTTATAAACCAGAAGGAGGAACTCTCCTCTCAGAATCTCGTAGAAGAAGTATTCTAAAAAATGTGAAAAAACCTGTACCAAAATTACCTGAGAATAAAATAAAATATAAATCCAGTGGCAGAGATTCCAAGGGTAATAAAACTATTGGAAAGGGTTTTATGCCAGAACCTGATGCAGTAAAGCATTTTAATCCTGCAAAACAAACTCCTAGTGTATGGCTTAAGGGAGATAAAGATAGAAATATTAGATCATCACAAGAAAAGAAAAACGCAGTTCTTGAGTTAGTTGGTGAGGGTGATCACGTTTGGGAAAAGTTAATTGAAAAAAATCAAAGAGGTTTTGATGAGTCAAAGAAAAAAATTGAAGAAGAAAATGAAAAAATTTCAGAAATAATTTCAAATGAAATGCAAAAAGAATATGAAAAATACATGATCAAAGAACGAAAGGTTGATAAATTGATAGATTTTGTGAAAAAGTTTGACTATGAAGATAGACCTTCTACAGCAGGATATCCAAATGATCCACCACCAGAAACTGTTAATGGATATCATCCAGACTTAGTAAACATTGACCAGAAAGTAAGTCATTATAATAGTCTTGATGCTCAAACTGCCAGAGCAATGCCCAAAACAGCAAGTAAAGCTATTGATGCAAAGGTAAAAGCAGCTGCTCGTAAAGCAAAAATTAAAGGTGAAAGAAGACCTAACACCCCAAATAAATAATACGATGAATACTGTCTGAAATGCCCGCAATAACCGACAATAAAAATTTATTATCACCTGTTGGGTTTAAGTTTATCTTGACACATTCACCGAATGTTGATTTTTTCTCAAACTCTGCTAATATACCTACTATAGATCTAGGAACAGCACTTCAACCTACCTATCTAAAGGATATTGAAGTTCCTGGTGATAAACTACAGTATGGTGATCTAGTCATACAATTTCTTGTAGATGAAGATATGAAAAACTATCTTGAAATTTACAAATGGTTAATGGCATTAGGATATCCAGATACAGTTGGTCAAACTTTTGACAAGTACAATAGAACTTATGGAGACGCAACTCTTCAAATTCTAACTAGTAACTTTCAAGTTAATTCACAAATTAATTTCCAAGACTTGTTTCCAGTTTCTTTATCTGGATTACAGTTTGATGCAACTGCAGGTGATGTTCAATACTTGACAGCAGAGGCAGTTTTCAAGTATAAGATATTTACAGTAACTGATAAAGACAAGAAAACTTATTGATGATTAATCTTGATGAAATTCAGGATATGTGGAGAAGAGATTCTAAACTAGATCCTGATAACTTGCATTTGGAATCTTTAAAAATTCCTGGACTACATTCAAAATATTATGATCTTTATAATCAACTCAAACTTTTGAGAGTCAAGGCAGAAGCAGAATTTGCCGAAGTAAAATTAGAAAGACATCGTTACTATACTGGTAAGGCACCACAGGAAGTTTATGTTGCCGAACCATTTCCATATAAAGTAAGAGACAAAGAATCTCTAAAACAATATCTTGATGCAGATCCAAAGATACAGGAGAAGCATCTTAAGATAAAGTATTATGAGATTATGCTTTCCTTTCTTGAAGAGGTTATCAAAACGATTTCAAACCGAACTTACCAAATCAAGAATGCAATTGAATGGCAAAGATTCATTGCAGGACAGTAAATAAATACCTGTAGGTGAGCTACAGGTTATGACAAATTTGGTAATATCGAAGAAGAACGAAGTATTTCTACAGGTTGAAGCCGAACCTCACGTTTACTACGAACTTCAAGATCAATTTACTTTTGATGTCCCAGGGGCAAAGTTTATGCCTCAATACCGTAGTAAGTATTGGGACGGTAAGATAAGATTATTCAACGTACAGAAGAAGGAAATATATGTGGGATTACTTGATAGAGTAGTCTCATTTTGTCGTAATCACGGATATGATTATGAGTTTTTAGATAACAAATTTTATGGTCTTCCTTTTGAGCAGAATGATAATATATCAAGGGAAGGTGTCAAAGATTATATGAACTCAATATGCTCTCATACACCAAGAGAGTATCAGATTGATGGTGTTTATGAAGCACTCAAGAATAATAGAAAGTTAGTAATATCACCAACGGCATCTGGTAAGTCATTGATGATCTATAGTGTTGTTAGATACTTTGTAGAAAGACAGAAGGATGTATTGATTGTAGTTCCAACTACATCTCTTGTAGAGCAGATGTACAAAGACTTTGAGGATTATGGATGGGATGTTGGATCATACTGCCATAAAATTTATGGTGGTAAAGAAAAGCAATCACAATCACAAATAATTATTACAACTTGGCAATCAATTTATAAACTACCCAAAAAATATTTTGAGAGATTTGACGTAGTTGTTGGTGATGAGGCACATCAGTTTAAATCAAAGTCTCTGGTCAACATTATGACCAAGTTGCACAACGCAAAGTACAGATATGGTTTCACAGGTACTTTAGACGGCACACAGACGCATAAATGGGTGTTAGAAGGATTGTTTGGACCATCATATAAGATCATTGCTACTAAGGAACTTATTGAAAAGGGATATCTTGCTCAATTAGATATTAAGGTTCTTCTTCTAAAACACAATCCTAAAAAGTTTGAAACTTATGAAGAAGAAGTGCAAGAGATTATTTCAAATCCCAAAAGAAATAACTTTATAAAAAATCTAGCACTAGATCTAAAAGGTAATACTCTTATCTTGTATACAAGAGTAGAATCTCATGGAATGATTCTTCACGATTTGATAAATAAAAATTGTAAGAGTGAAACTAGAAAAATATTTTTTATCTACGGTGGCGTAGAAACTGAAGAACGAGAGAAAGTTCGACAGATTATAGAATCTGAAACCGATGCGATTGTTATTGCATCATATGGAACATTCAGTACAGGCATCAATATTAAAAATCTACACAATGTCATTTTTGCAAGTCCAAGCAAATCAAGAGTGCGTAATCTACAATCTATAGGGAGGGTTTTAAGGAAATCCAATAAGAAATCCTCTGCTACTCTTTACGATATTGCCGATGACTTTACTCATAATTCAAGAAAGAATTACACTTTAAATCACCTGATTGAAAGGATAAAAACTTATATTGAAGAGAATTTCAATTATGAGATTGTACAAATCAAAATCTAAGGAGATTGCGTATGTATATGGAAGAGACCGAAGAAAGACTTTGTTTTATAAAGTTAGTTTCTGGTGAAGAGCTCATATCTATGATGAGTTCAATTGAGGACAATGAATTAAAATTAATTATCTTAAATCATCCTCTTAAAATTAGCATAATTGAAAAATCTGAAGATATACCTTCATCAGGTTTAAAGTTAGATCACTGGTTAAAGTTTAGTGATGATTATGTGTTTACACTAAATTTTGATAAAGTTATGACTATGACTAGAGTCAAAAATCCTAACCTGAAGTATATGTACAAAAAATTTGTTACTAAGTATGGAGATACAAGCATACTTTCAAGTAACAATGATTGTGAAATCAAAATGAATAAATCTTTAGGTATGATAGGGAGTGTTGAAGAAACAAGAGATAAATTAGAATCTCTATTTAAATCTAAATCAGTATCTTCTATATAGTTTTCTTAACCCTAGCAGAGTTATTCTATTCATAAAATCAATGTTTGTCAAGCTTGACACATATTCGTAAATCTAATATAATAAAAAGAAAAAGATAAAATGAATAAAAATTCTAAGAAAGAGCATTATGTAAATAATAAAGATTTTTTGATGGCCTTGGTTGAGTATAAAAAAGAGGTCGAAAGAACCTATACGGAAAAGTTTGGTCATTTTCCAGAGAAGAGTGATAGAGCAAAATACTGGGAAGGAAAACCTCAGGTAACTCAATATATTGGTGAATGCTTTATCAAGATTGCCACACACTTGTCTTATAAACCAAACTTTATTAATTACATGTTCCGTGAGGAAATGATTTCTGATGGGGTAGAGAATTGTATTCAATACGTTGATAACTTTGATCCTAATAAATCAACAAATGCTTTTTCATACTTTACTCAAATCATTTACTTTGCTTTCTTAAGAAGAATTCAAAAAGAAAAGAGACAGTTAGATATCAAAAACAAGATTATGGAAAAATCTGGTTATGATGTTGCTTTTGATGTTGACAAAGGCGTCCTTACGGGTTATGATTCAGACTATAACTACATCAAAGAGTCTTTGTACAGCAAGGTTAAAAATAAATGAAATGTGGATTTATTACAGATACTCATTACGGTGCCAGGAAAGGATCTCAGATTTTTCATGATTACTTTGAAAAGTTTTACTCTGAAGTATTCTTTCCAACTTTAGATGAACAAGGTATTGATACGGTTGTTCATATGGGAGATGTTTTTGACAACCGTAAGAACATTGATTTTTGGTCACTAAACTGGGCAAAACGTGTAGTATTTGATCCACTTCAAGAAAGAAATATAAAGACGTATCTTATTGTTGGTAATCACGATGCTTACTATAAGAATACTAACAACATAAACTCACTTCAATCTCTATTACGAGAGTACGATAATCTGCATTTGATTTATGAATGCGAAGAGAAGAAGATTGGTGATCTAAAAGTTCTGTTCATCCCTTGGATTTGTTCTGATAATAAAGAACAAACTCTAGATACAATTCGTTCTACTGATGCAAAGATTGGTGTTGGACACTTAGAGTTAAATGGATTCTATGCTTATCGTGGACATAAGCAGCAGGGAGCACATATGGAAGCTGATATATTCTCTAACTTCAGTAAAGTATTCAGTGGACATTATCATACCCGTAGTGATGACGGTAAAGTTTATTATCTTGGCAATCCATATGAAATCTATTGGAATGATGTAGACGATCCTAGGGGATTTCATATTTTTGACACTGAAACTCTTGAGATGGAACCTGTGAATAATCCATTCAAAATGTTCCATAAAATTTATTATGATGATACGGATATCAACTCTTTTGACTTTTCAATGTATGAAAGTAAAATTGTAAAGTTGATTGTCAATAAAAGATCAAACCTTAAAAAGTTTGAAATGTTTATTGACAAATTATATCAATCAGGTATTCATGAACTAAAGATTGTTGATATGTTTGACATATCTGATGTTTCCTTGGATGATGAAGATGTAGAAAAATCTGAAGATACTCTTACAATCTTAAATGAGTATGTTGATCTTTCTGGTGATGAGTATGATAAGTCTAAGATTAAGAATATGATTCAGGACATTTACAAAAGTGCTTTTGAGGTAGTATGACTTATATTTTATGTCCCGAAGATGCAGTTGATGATGGTGCAGTTTATACAGTAACTGATTCCGACGACAATGATATCTTACTTATCTTTGATGAAGAGACAGATGCTGAAAGATACTCTCTATTTTTGCTAGAGGCAGGTGAAGATCCATACAAGGTCATTGAAGTTGAGAAGGATATTGTGATAGACTTATGTGAAATTCAAGGATATACTTATTCCATTGTTACTAAAGATACACTAGTTTTACCTATTGAAATTAAATGATTGTTTTTGAAAAGATTCGTTGGAAAAATTTCCTATCTACTGGAAATACATTTACTGAAGTTGAGCTAAACAAGAATACTACCACCCTGATTGTTGGCACAAATGGTGCTGGTAAATCAACTATTCTTGATGCACTTTGCTTTTCACTTTTCAATAAGTCTTTTCGTAAGATCAATAAGAATCAACTTATCAACACCACAAATGAAAAGGGATGTGTTGTTGAGGTTGAGTTTTCTGTAGGTAGAAATAAGTATAAGATTATTCGTGGAATGAAACCCAATATCTTTGAGATTATCAAAGATGGTGAATCATTGGATCAATCCTCAAACTCTATTGATCAGCAGAAGTATCTTGAGCAAACAATTCTAAAACTGAATTATAAGTCTTTTACTCAGATTGTAATTTTAGGATCTTCTAACTTTGTACCATTTATGCAGTTGAATCCTCAAAGTCGCAGAGAAGTCATTGAGGATTTACTTGATATTCGTATCTTCTCACACATGAATCTGATTACTAAAGAAAGGATTCGTCAGTGCAAGGAGGATATTAAAGTATATACAATCAAGAAAAATAATCTTGAAGATAAGGTAGAGATGCAGAAAAACTTTATCCAAGAGATTGAATCTAAAGGTAAGCAAAATATCAAAGACAAGAAAAATAAACTTACTGTTCTTTCTAAAGAAGCACTAGATCTCATTTCAAAAAATGAAGAAACTTCTAAAGAAGTTGATCGTGTAAATTCTGAAATGGAAGAGTTTTCTAAAGCCACTACAACTCTTCGTAAGATGGGTGGCATTAAAGGAAAACTGGAAACTAAGAAAGAAACTGAATATAGTCAGGTCAACTTTTTTAATAAAAATTCGGTTTGCCCTACTTGTACTCAAAATATTGAAGAATCATTTCGTGTAAATAAGATTGAGGAGTTAAATGCTTCCATCAAAAAATATGAAGATGGTCTTCAAGATCTGAGTGAAAAAATTAAAGAGGAAGAAGAGAAAGAGAAAAAGTTTCTAAGTTTTTCAAAGGAGTTAAACCAACTAACGAATGATATTTCTAAAAACACTGCTAGAATTTGCGGAATCCAGAAGCAATCAAAAGATCTGGAGCAAGAAATTCAAAGCATTACCAATTCAATACAGGACAGAAATACTCAGAATGAAATCTTAGATTCGTTAGAAGACTCTCTCAAAAATATCACATCTGAAATCTACGATAAGAAAGCAGATTTTGATAACTACGAACTAATTCACAATCTCCTCCGTGATGATGGAGTGAAGACTAAGATTGTGAAGAAGTATCTTCCTGTTATCAATAAGCAGATTAATCGTTATCTTCAGTTGATGGATTTCTATGTTAATTTCAATCTGGATGAAGAGTTTAAAGAAACTGTCCAGAGTCCTATCCACGAAGATTTTTCTTACACTTCATTCAGTGAAGGTGAGAAGATGAGGATTGACCTTGCACTTCTGTTTACTTGGAGAGAGATTGCAAAGTTAAAGAACTCTTCTAGCACTAATCTTTTGATTATGGATGAAGTATTTGATTCTTCACTAGATACATATGGTACTGATGAATTTATGAAAATCATTAGATATGTTGTGAAAGATTCTAATGTTTTTGTAATTTCTCACAAGAGTGAAGTTTTTGATAAATTTGACTCTGTTATCAAGTTTGATAAAGTTAAGGGATTTAGTTCTATTGTAGAGTGAGTATGTTTAATCCAGATATTCAGATTATTAAAGTTTTTTCTAAAAAAACTGCTAAAAAAATATTGAATCATATAAGAGAAAATGGTGAGTGGCAGGATGGATTGAATTCCACTGTGGGAATGAAAAAGGATACTAAGAACAATTTAGAACTAAAAAATTGTCAGGAATATGCAGAATATATCAGAGGGAAACTAAAGCAGAAGAAAGAATATGAGATGTTTGCTATAAGACATAGTACTTCAACTCCGATTATTAGTAAGACGGGAGTTGATCAATATTATCATCTCCATATTGATTCACCTCACGTAGGTGATATCAGTACCACTACTTTTTTATCTGATCCTTCTGATTATGAAGGTGGAGAACTTTGTATATTTCTTGGTGGTGAAGTGAAAAAATTTAAGTTAGATCCTGGATATGCAGTTCTTTATAATAGAGGTGTTCCTCACCAAGTTCAAACTGTTACTTCTGGTGAAAGAATTGTAGCTGTAAATTGGTGTAAGAGTCAGATTCCAAATTATGAAAAAAGAATTGAAGTTAGAAAACTTTTTTACATAAGAGATCAACTTAAAAAAAGATATCCAGATATTAATAAAAAGAATAATCTAAGTATTGAAGAAGGATTGGGTGATCCTTGGTTCCTATTCAGTGAATACATTCAAGAGATGTCGAACCGTTATGCTGGGACACCTTAAATACTGTCCACTCTCCCCCTGACTCTACCCCACTCTGCCCTATACTAAGTGCATACAAGAGGAGTTACCGTGTCAGTCAACTACGAAATCAAGTCTCAACTTGCCAAACTGCTTGCTACTGAAGACCTTTTGGTGGAGCACAAAAATGTTGAGACTGCTAGTTTCAATGTTGATAGTCGGGTGCTGACTCTGCCGATGTGGGATAAAGCATCTAACAATGTATATGATCTGCTGGTGGCACACGAAGTCGGTCACGCATTGTTTACTCCCAATGTTGACTGGACTGAAAAAGTAAAAATCAATCCAATCTTCGTCAACATTACCGAAGATGCACGGATTGAGAAGTTGATGAAACGAAAGTATGCTGGACTTTCTAAAACTTTCTATCGTGGATACAGTGAGTTGAATGATGATGATTTCTTCTCTGTGGAAGACGGGGGTGTTGATAGGTATGGATTGGCAGATAAGGTCAATCTTTATTTCAAGATTGGTAACTTTGTAAAAATTTCTTTCACTGAAGAAGAATCTAAAATTGTAAAACTCATCTCTGATGCAGAAACTTTTGATGAAGCATTGAATGCTGCTGAAGTTCTTTACAACTATTGTAAGAATCAAATGGAGCAATCTAAGGTGAGAAATCTTGATGATCACACTAAAGATAGTGCTAGTGCATCTGGTGAATCTGAAGAGACTGATGATGAGTCTGAATCTGATTCAATGACTCACGAAGAAATGCTTGATGAAGCACAGCAACGTGAAAGTGAAAGTAACGATGACGGAGAATCTGAGCAAGTTGAGAGTTCTTCTCAACCTTCTAATGAACCAGAAGTTGAGACTGTAAATTCTCTTGATCAAAAATTCAAAGATCTGAATAGTCTTTCTGGAGTAGAAACTCAATATATTGAAATCCCCGAGATTGACCTAGATAATTTTGTTATTAGTAATAGTAAAATTCACGATCAAATTAATGAACATTTTGCGACCTATGAAGATAGTGAGTTTGAGTTCACTGATAAAAAGTATCGTGAGTTCAAAAAATCTGCACAAAAGGAGGTGAGTTACCTTGTCAAAGAATTTGAATGCCGTAAATCTGCAGACGCTTATGCTCGTTCTAGCACTAGTCGCACTGGAGTTCTCGATACAAGCAAGCTACACACTTATCGATACAATGAAGACCTGTTCAAAAAAGTGACTGTTCTTCCTGACGGTAAGAATCACGGTTTGATCTTTATCATTGATTGGTCTGGATCTATGGGATACTATATGGAAGATACTATCAAGCAACTTTATAATCTTGTTTGGTTTTGTCAGAAAGTCAATATTCCCTTTGATGTATATGCTTTCTCTAATGCTTACAAGTGTGTTGAACATGATGATGATGGTAACAGCATCTATCCTAAGCAGCATCATGTACGAGAAGAAAATAAGTTTTACATTTCAGATGATGTTTGCCTAATCAACATTCTTACTAGTGGATTGCGAAACAATGTTCTTGAAAAGCAACTGTTGAATATTTGGAGGAATGTTATGGCAATGACTAGGTGCTGTTTCTTTAGTACCTATCATCGTCTTGGACTTGGTGGAACTCCTCTCAATGAGGCACTGGTTTCAATGCATCAAATTATTCCTAAGTTCAAGAAGCAACATAATCTACAAAAGGTTCAGTGTGTTGTTCTTAGTGATGGAGAAGGATGTCATCTTCGTACAATGAAGAAAATCAAGTCTTATTTTGATGGTAGTGACGATATTCGTCCTTGGACTATTTCCCACAATGCATATCTACGCAATCGTAAAACTGGTTATACATACAAAGTTCCTAGTCAATTCAATGAGTTTACTGATGTTATCTTGAAAGATCTTCGTCAGTCATTCAAAGATACTAACTTCATCGGTATTCGCATTCTAAATGGAAGTGATTTTGGTAGGATGAATCGTTGGTATAATGAAGGAACTGTAGATATTGACAAGATGCAGACTCAATGGAAAAAACAAAAGTCCGCAGTGTTTTATAATTCTGGATATCATGCATATTTTATGCTGAATAGTAGTTCTCTTCAAAATGAAACTAATTTTGAAGTTTCTGAAAATGCAACAAAGGTTCAAATCAAAAATGCTTTCCAGAAATCTTTGAAGTCTAAAAAGATGAATAAGAAAATCCTTAGTGAGTTCGTAGAACTTGTTGCTTAATAAATATTTGTATGCACAATACATATAAAAATGGGAAGATTTACACAATTCATTGCAGGTGGTCAACCCGAACCCCCTGCCCCTGCCGCACCTACTCCTCCAGCACCTGTTGCTGCTCCTGAACCAGTAGCAGAACAACCTGTGATCACTGAAGTACCTGAGTACACAGAACCACAACTCATAACTGAAGTTCCTGAAGTAACTTCTGGAGAGGAACTTGTAGAGCAACCTAAGAGAAGAAGATCTAGAAGAAAGAGAACCAATTGAGGCAATTCAAATGAGTAGATTCGGTGATTTACTTGGGTCTAAAAAACCCAAAAAAGTTTCTTTTGAAGATATGTCAAAGAAAGAACTTGAAGATTACGGTAGAACCGTTGGTATTGAATTGGACCGTAGACACTCTCACAGCAGATTGGTACAGGAGTTGCGAGAGCACCTGGATAATTTGTAAACTACTTACCACTTCTTTACAGGAGTGGTTTTTTCTTGTATGATGTAAAAAATATTTTTTAAATGCAGTTCATTTATATTAAAGACGATGCAATGTCTCCAAAACAATGTGAACGTTGCATTAAATTTTTTGAATTGAATAAAAATAAAATTATTCATGGGACAACAGGATCTAAACATTCTTATGATTTGCATAAGAATTTTTTGGATGAGGATGCTGTTGATGTAATGATTCTTGATATTTTAAATAAAGGAACGGCAGAGTATAAAAAATTATATCCATCAATTGAAGAACTTCCTGATGCTTGGAACGTATATAGAGGATACAATATACAAAAATATGATCCAGGTGGAGGATTTAAAGATTGGCACTGTGAGACTGGAGACTTCAAAAACTATCCAGTTAGTGCAGCTTGTCGGAGAATGTTAGTGTGGATGATTTATTTGAATGATGTTCCTGATGGAGGTACGGATTTTAGGGAACAGAATTGGACGTGCGAAGCAAAACGAGGACGTTTGGTTATATGGCCAGCATCTTGGACTCATACACATAAGAGTCATATTAGTCCAACTACAACAAAATATATTGCAACTGGTTGGTATACTTTTAATTTGCCATAGATAAAAAGAGACTTGGACAGTCCATAAACCGTCCACCACTCCTTACCAAAGGTGGTTTTTTCTTGTATAATAACTTCAGTTGAAACAAACAACCTTACACAATGTCCATTTCTACCGAATACGTCCGTACTTCTCTCCAAGCATTGTATGGAACTAAAATTACTTCCTCAGATATTCGTGGTTGGTGTGATATGAATGGTGCTACTTATCAAACAGTGTCTAAGAAACTGGAACAATACAAAGTTGGTCGTGGTAAGTGGAATCTTGAAGTAACAAAAGAGACAGTTGAAGAATTGGAAGTATCTTATAATTCTCCTGCAGCAATGCCTGCAATCGAACAGAACCTTATTCCTCAAAAAGATGATACCTTCGTCAAGTTTGGTAATTTCTCAGATATTAAGAAAATTATTCAGTCCCGTCTATTCTATCCAACGTTCATTACAGGACTCTCTGGAAACGGTAAAACGTTCTCGGTTGAACAAGCGTGTGCCCAACTCGGACGAGAACTCATCCGTGTAAACATTACTATTGAAACTGATGAAGATGATCT